ACTTATTTTATCCATATTAACTCTCGACAAAAACTTGGGGACTATATTATTAGGGGAAGTAGTATATGATCTGATCAGGAGCCATTTCTTGCTCTCAGGTTTTCTCTACATCTTACTTCTCTTTAGTAAGCCATTTTAAGACTTACCCTGAAACAATAGGGAAGTTTTTGGGAAGAGAATGAGGCTCAGGATGCTCTCGACTGATTAGGAATTTATACCTTTGCCATTAACGTTTCTTTTTTGTCTTCCTTTTCTTTTTTGTCATCTATCTCGTGATGGTCCAATAGTTGGTCAACATATTCTTCAGCTTCTTGGTCACCAAAATTATCGGCAATATATTGAACCTGATTTTGAAATCCTTCTTGTTCAAAAGGATTATCTAGATAACTACCTTCATCTGAACTTTGTGTTGGTTTAGTTCCAGTAGTTTGTTGTAACCAATGGGTGATTTCATGTACTCCATAAGAGAAGTCCTTAAAAAAGTCACCGTCACACAATAGTTTATAGTTGAAAACTATAACACCGTGATCAGTTTTAGCTGATACATCCAAATTACCAAACTTCATTGGAATAAAGTCTATCTCTTCTATAGATACTCCATATTCTTTGAACATCTCTTTAGTAGTATCGTCTTGTTTCAAGAATTCTCTTAGCTTCTTGATCATTCTATTTAGAGATTGATATGGCAACTTTTTAACTTGTGATAAAGATAATTTTTTGTCTTTGGCAGGCATATCACTATGATGAAATAAGCATATGAGCACAACACGACATATAGTTAAATCTCAGGGCACTATAGTAGGAGAAGTTCAGTCTCTTGCTTTGCCGCACAAAATAACAAAACAAGAAGATAATCTCATTTTTAAGGCAACTTCTTTGGTTCTTCGCACCAAGGATTTAGCCAGCTCTTCTTTTCAAATATGGACTCAGCAAAATGGGGAGAATCTTTACTATTTCAAAAACTGCATTGTGATAGGTCATGGCTCACCCCCCCTTATACTAGAGGGGAATACACAACCTATCACAACGTAACAATCAAATGTGAAGCTGTTTATACTGGTAGAATGCTTAAGTTAAAAGCATTCTGGTAAATTAGATTATCTGGCGCTGACGTCTAAATGCTGGGTTGGTGTTATTTAGTAAAATACTGGTTTATAATGTTCTCCCCAAACACAAAATAGACCCATTTCATAAAACATTTGATTATTAATTAATGGTATTAAATTGTAATCAAAACTAGATGTAATTACTGGATATTCTGATAATATAATTAATTTTGAAGGGCTAATTGGGATGTATATATTATTAGAATTAAAACGAACACCATATGCATCTGATGTAATTAATACGTCTTTTTCTAAAGACAAAAGATAACCATAATTATAATTTTTTAATCTTGATATCCAATTTTTATATATTGTACTTAAAAATTGTATTTTTATTTTATTTTTTGTCTTAGAAAAATCAGAACTATTTAAAAACTCATCATCAGTTAATAAATCTAGATTAAAATCATTATTATTTTTTTGATACTCATGTTCTTCAAACATTAAATTAAAATATTTTGGAAATACGTAATCATATGCGATGTCTATATGATAATTTATATCAAAATTTAATTTTATATTTCTAAATGATTGTTGTATTGCATACATATCGCAAAACAAATCTATTTCTTTTTTAGAAAGTACTTTCTTTTTTATTTTTTTGATGTATTTGAAATAATACGTTCTACTTTATTTATAATTTCTTTATCTATATAATTATAATTAATAATATCGCCACATAAGTCAGAAAATGTATATTTATTAAAATTTGGTAAGTATCCAAATTTATCAGTTGAATAAAATTTTTCACCAGATAAATTTCCACTATATAATGTAGATGATACTACATTATATAGTTCCAAAATTTTTCATATGAGATTGTTGTAATAGATGATCTTTATCATGGGATCCATCTGGATCCCATTTTATAAAATTTGAATGAAAATAGTTTTCATTCAAATTAATTAAATTATACCATTTATCTTTATTAATTAATACATTTTTCATAATCGCAATTTTTCAACTTCTACCAATAATGATACATACTATATGTATCAAGTTTTATATATCTAAGGCTAATTATGAAAATTTGTGGTAAATGTAAATCACCGAAAAAAGAACAAAATTTTTCAAAATCTCATTTTAAAAAGAGCGGCGGTTGGTGCAGAGAATGCAATACCAACTACATGCGCGAATTTAAAAGCAAAAATTTAGAAAAGATGAAACAATATCAATCAAATTATGATGCTGTTTATTATCAAGAAAACAAAGATAAAATACTACAAGATAAAAAAGAATATTATCAAGAAAACAAAGAAGAGATAATCGAAGATAGAAAAGAATACTATCAAGAAAACAAAGAAGAAAAACAAAAATATAATAAACTTTATTATCAGGATAATAAAGAAACACTTATATGTAATGCGAAAAAATATTATATACAAAATAAAAACAGTGTTAGAATATATAGTAATTTCTATAATAAAAATAAAAGATTAACAAATCCAAATTTCAAAATTAGGACTACAGTATCAGCTAATATAAATTTTCATTTAAAATCTAATGGATCATCTAAAAATGGAAATTCTTGTTTAAATTATTTGCAGTATACGATATCAATATTAAAAGAACACCTAGAAAACCTTTTCGAGCCATGGATGACTTGGGAAAATTATGGTAGATATAAATCAAAAACGTGGAACGATAATGATCAATCTACTTGGACTTGGCAGATTGATCATATAATTCCACAATCGACATTTAAATATACCTCTATGGAAGATGAAGAGTTTAAAAAATGTTGGGCTCTGGAAAACTTGAGACCTTATTCTGCCCAACAAAACTTTTTAGATGGTGTAACTAGAATTAGACATTAAATTATCTGTCTCTGTCTCAAGTGTCGCAATCTTCTAAATGCTGGATTAGCTCCATTAGTCATCCCCCATATTCCTAATCCTTTCGGGCTAGGACGCAATGATGCCTTGATCATTCGTAATTTTTCCCAGTAATGGCTTAATAGAGTACTATATTGAGTATTCATTAATTCGCTGACTGTTGGCGGATTAAAGTTTAATCCGTTATCAGTAAATTGAAATTCACGTCCACGCTCAATCAAAGCTTTGGAAGCTAAAGAATAAAGCGTAGCACCCTCCACTAAAATCTCACCGAATTGTTCTACAAAAAACTCATCATCAAAAGTGAAAGCAGTAAAATATGGTACTTGATTAAAATCCCAAAGAGCAGTTGCCAAAAAAGTTGTTAACATATCTATAGAAAAAATATCACAATCTACATATACTACGTTACCATATGAATCTGTAGCCTTAGCCTTTCCAGAACTGTTTAATCTGGCTTTTAAGGATTTTATTAGCTTATTGATATTTTTAGTTGCGTATTGAGAATAATTAAATCCAGGATCATCTCCCAAATGAACATAACCATCAGTATTAATAGCTGGTAATTGAGTATGTGATACTATAAAAGAAAATGTAGTTTCTATTCTAAACCCATTAATAAAGCCAGTCCATACATCATTGAAAACACCATAAGGTCCGTTGTATGGGATAGTGTAGATAAAAGAATATTTACCTGGACCTACTTTAGAAACTCCTGATGAAGTGGGCGCTAAAGCCATTAAACCACTAGGCTGAATAATAGAGATTTGAGGAAAAGAATCTGTATCAACAGCGTTTCCTGAAGAATCTTTGAATTGTATTGTTAAATTAACTTGATCAGTTACATCAATTAATTCACCACGAGCTTTAATAATCATAGTATAATTATCCTATTGTAGCATTAAAATTTCCAAATGGAGCATTTACTATTATTTGATATCCATGAGTGTTTGTAATACCTTGATAATTAGTAAAAGATACATCTACCAAATAACTGCCTACAGCAGTAGCACCAGAAGGCAAGGTAAACTGATAATAATACAAGCCAGTATCTAAATGTATCATCAGTTGTGGATATCCAGTAGCCAAAGTTAATCCTGGAAAAATAATTCTATCTACAATTGGTATGGTAACACTATCTACACGAATACCATATCCATCAATTGTTTCTAAAAAAATTGTTACTTTTTGCCCAGGGAAATAAGATAATACCTGCACATAAACCTCACTCTTATTGTATATCCTAATATCAACTAAAAATTATGAATATACACACATTACAATATAATGAAAAACCAAGAAACCTTTTGGGTAACTAATATTTCTAAAATGAATGTTAGTTTAGCTGATCTTAATTTAACTATTAAAGCAATGAGTTCAGTAAATTTGCTTGATAATAAACACTATTCTTTTACTAAAGAACAACTTTTGAAATCAGAAAAAAAAGGTTCTTTATTTAATAAAAGAAATAAAGTATTTGTTCGTAAGATTGCCCCAGAAGATGAGAAGTCCAAAATTTTGTTTAATCGCGAAAGTGCAATACCATCCAGAGAAAGATCGGTGTACACTATTAAAGAAGAACAATATGAAGAACTTCATATGAGTGATACTGAGTTCGCTTCCGAAAATGCTGATTTAGCCGAAATGGATGCACAACCATTTTTGAAAAAAGGATAATTATGGGGCACCGCAAACAAATTACAGATATTGTAAACAGAATCATAGTTACTGAATGGATTAATGGAGATACTGATTCAGTAGATGAATTAGTACAAAGCTATGAAAAATTAAATGAGAAAGTTGACTCAGTAATGTCTAAAATTAAAGAAAGAAAAGAACAAAAAAAGAAGAAAAAACAAACTTAATAAGGAGCGTGCATCGTGGCAGAAAATACTTTGAACGAGCAACTTAACAAGAGGGATTTAGAAGTATTTTTGGAAGTCAATAGAAAAGCTATTGAAATAGAAACAGAAGTTGCCGAACAAAATGAAGAAATCATCTCACTACTTAATGATAACAAAAAGAAGCAAGATGATTTGGATGTCAAAGTTGACAAACTTATCAAACAAACTGAAGAAATCAATAAGGACATCTTTAAGATTCAGGTTCTTTTCATCACCGGAATCTTAAGTCTGGTAATACAGATCATACAAATGTTTATTAAAAAATGATTTCTTTAAAAAAAACTGTGAATATCTTGTCATTATTAAAGAGGTAATATGACAAAATTAACAGATGAAGAGAAAAAAGAAAAATCAAGAATTGCAGCAAAGAAATATCGCGAAACACATAAAGACAAAATAAAAGCAGATCAGAAAAAAATAAGAGAAAAGAATAAAGAAAAGAATAAACAATACTCTAAAAAATACTATCTGAAAAATAAAGAAAAATTCCAAGAAGAATCAAAATCATACTACGAAGAAAATAGAGAAATAATTCTGGAAAAATCATCAAAATATTATGAAGAAAATAAAGAAACAAAAATTAAACAATATATAGAAAATCATAAATTAGAAAAATCTGTGTATAATAAACAATACGCAAAAATAAACAAAGAAAAATTGAAAAAATACTACGATGAAAGAAATAAAACATTGAAAGGTAGATTTAGCATATTAAAATCTGCTTCTAAAAAGAGAAATAAAGAATTAGCAATAACGTTTGATCAATATTCAGAAGAAGTTATTAAACCATGTTTTTATTGTCAAGATTACTTCAGAAAAAATGAAGTAGGTACTGGGTGTGGATTAGACAGAGTAGATAACACAAAAGGATATTTAATAGACAACATAGTTTCATGTTGTGCTCATTGCAATTATCTTAAAGGAGAAATCTACTCTCAATCACAAACTATAGCTATGGTTAATGCATTAATCGCATTAGAAAAATAATCAGTGTTTTAACACGGTCACTTCGGTGGCTTTTGGATCACCACGCTTGTTAGTGCCGAGACCAAAAGTCACTTTTTGACTTTTATAGAGTGTTTTAAATCCCTCACAGGATACATCAGAAAAGTGAACAAATAAATCTTTTTGCTGCACCTCTTCTTTTTTCCAACCAATAAATCCATATCCACGTTTTGGATCAAACCATAAAACTTCACCATAAAACTTATCACTCATTTTAATTATCCTTCACTACTAATTGTCCGTTAATAACTAATTCTCCGCCGCCGCCTAATAGTTTGTAAACTTCTACTGCACCCAATTGAGAAATATCTGATTTTTCTTTTTCATTAGTGCAATTACGCATTAGTTTATCATATTTGGCAAAAATCAATAACATATCTTTCTCACAACCAACCAAACGAGCATGAGTCAATAAACGACGACGAGTTTCGCGTTCAGACAATACTTGGTCACTCAGATTATTGGGATCTGAAGCGTCAATCTTATAACTCATTTACTTTCACCTTTCATATCTTAAACGATTTATTCTTGAAATTAATGTATGGAATCTCAATATCTAAATTTCTCTTTCCGTCAATCTCATATACTAATGTCCTATTATTAGGTAATTTAGTAGATGGAAAAATTCCAATAATTTTTAACAATCCTTTATGTATAAAACTATGATGATTGGGACATAAAATACACAAATTCATATCATGATTAGTAGTATTTATTTCTGTTCTCTCTATAATATGATGAAGATGTAAACATTCATGTACTTCACAAGTTTCTATTTCACATTTATTTAAGATCAATTTTTTGTATTTCAATTAAATCACCATATATTCGCAGTATTTCTTTAGCCTACATGATTTTATAAGCATTTTTGTCCTGTTAGGGATCAGAAATTCAATATATCTAGAATTAGTTTTATATCTACCACGATACTTTTCACACAAAATGCCAAATTAATTATCTAGTTCCCCAAGCTTCAACTCTTACTACACCAGAACCTTTAAACCATATTTTAGAAATTACTCTATTCTCAAAGATAAGATTTGCGCTTTCTTTACCAGAAGTCATGTCTCCATGAACAGTGATTCCGTTAAAACTATATTCGATAGGTCCGCCACTTTCTAATTGAAAAGTAACTGTTTGAGTAGGAAAAGTAATAATCATATCTGGCTGTTCACCACTAACAGATTGGTCCCCAAAATTTGTCGCAATAACAGTAAACTTGTTGTAAAAATTGAAATCTTTACCTTTAGTAGTAAAACCTATATTTGGAAATTTATTAGTTGGCATATATTTCTCCTATAATTTACATTATTCAATTTTATTGGCAACGCTAATTGATTATAATGAATTCACAAATATCAATAGCAACTGTTTTGCTTGTTCAGTGGTTAATCCAGAGTTTGCTATTGCTTCGCCGATGCTACCAGTAATTAAATGATTAGAAACAGGCTCATTCAATACTGCATTAGTAATTGAATTAGGATTTAACAAAAATGATGAATTAACTATTGTTGTTCCTGTACTATTATTTATTAATTCTCCAATGCCCCTAATAATTATATTTCCTGCTGTTACTGTATTATGAAGTATAACTTGACCACTAGATAAATCTATAGTAATTGGTTCGTTTCCGTTTTTATTTTTTATTTCAATATGACCGTTGTAATTTCGCATAGCAAAAGCAGTTGAAGAATTATTAAAATCTATAATAGGATGATGTGTAGGAGTATCACTCCAACAATCTAAAATAATAGCATCTCCATCTAATATAATTGTACCACTTAATATAGAAGATTCTATAATTCCATTTACGTAATTTAAATCTAATACCTTACAATCTTTAATAGTAGATCCTCCATCTAATGTGCCTTTAATAGTTGCGTTATTAAATTCACACTCCTGCACTTGCGCTAATGAATCAATAATTAAAAGTGATTTGGTAATACTTTCTCCAAAAAAGATTTTTCCATTATAATTCAATTCACTATCAATAATAGCATTACCTATAATAAATATTCTAGTAAATCCTCTTATATTCGCTATATCTAAAGCATCTGCAAAATTATTTACTGGTTGACGCGGAGTGCCAACAGGATATGTTATACCAGAATATATTGAATTCAAATCTATAGTTACACCATTACTAAAACTACTATATTGTATGTCTTTTAATTCTTGCAATGTAGAACTAGATGAGGAAGTTCTAATTACTTGAGTGTAAGGTGTAGTTAAAATTGGATCAATATTATTACTATTTACATCAATAGCTACTAAATTTCCTCCCTGTACGTTACATTGAGCGAAGGCGGGTCCAGATCTTGCTTCAAAAGCTAATAATGCATTTTGCAATGTTGCAGTTATACCTACGAATACACCACCGCCCAATGCATCTTTACCATTTGCATCAATAAGTTTAGGATATTGTAAATTAAACAACTGCTCTTCATTTATTCTACAAGTATCAACTAAATCTTGTATAGTAATCTCTGTTGATGGTGCCAATACAGTAATAATTCTTGGAGAACTAGACCAATTAACACTCACATCATTTCTTGCTGTCATGAAACTCCAAAAATTCGATCATGCGCTCTTCATAATCCATGGAATTTTGCTCTTCAATAATAGCGGTTTTCAATAAAATTATAGTTTGATTTCTTCTTTCTCGTGTTGATTTAATTTTTGGTAGATCTAATAAAACTAAATGATAATCAGTATCACTTAATTTTACTACACCTAAATTATGCATCTTGATTTTATTCTCTAAAGTGGCTTCAACAATTTCTTCTTGTTGCGAAGCTGTTCTTTCATTTTTAATAGATTGCTCAAATAACGTAATATTTTGATTACGTTTTTGTTGCAATGCCTTTAAAGAAGGTAAATCATACTTCAAAGATTCTTTTTCAAATGATTTCATAAATTATTATGTAAAGATTGGGTCAGCGGTACGAATCACGCTGACAGTCATACCGCTAGAGGTAATAGTCGATTCTGTTTCAAATGGAAGAATTTGACCAGCTTGACGTGCTCTAACAAGAACTGGAACGTTTAAAATATAAGTTGCATTAGTGGCTTCACTACCAGGGGAGCCTGTTGTACCAGCGGTTTCATAACTATCAATGATTGGTACGTAAATATTATCAGAGCCAGTCATCGCTACTGGTAAGGTATTAATCTCATAAGAATCTCCAGTCCAATCTGTTACTGGAGTAGTAACTAAATGAGTTTCATCAGTTACCTCACTTACATAAGCTATAACCGACTCCGTAGTATTTCTAATTAAATCTCCAACTTTAATTCCCCAAGTTACAAATGTTGCTGCTGCATCTACTAGTAAAGTACTGCTAGAACCAGAATCTGCCGTCAAGCTAGTTCTACTAGCTAAAGTAAATGTTGATCCAGAATAAGAATTATAACGCAATCTATATTCGGTCTGAGAAGAACTTTTAACAATACGCACTACTCCGCCACCTGTTTTACCAGGAGTATCATTAGAAATAGCAGAGCTAGCAACTAAAGTGGTAACTCCTGCTGATTGTGTAGTTCCAGTATATTCTGTTTTATTAATAACTCCACCAGCAGCAGTAAGTCTGAAAACAGCTACCCTATCGCCCGCTCTAGTATTAGAAACTTGAATAGTAACTTTTGTTGGTGCTAATACTGTGGCTCCAGTATCATCAATTAATTGAAACTTGTTAACATCAGAGCTTAAGAAATTAACTAATACAATTCCAGGAGCAGTAAACCAAGTTCCTCCTGCGAATAATCCGAAGGCAGCCGCGCTAATAGGAGTGATCTGAGTGGCGGCAACTAATGAAACTTCATTACTCACAGCTCTTCTAACAGTTTCTCCATTAGAGAATGTACCACGGGAATTACGTAATACAATAATTTTGGCAGTAGTATCATGTGAGACAACTGTTCCTGTCGCCCCACTAGTGACTCCAGTTACCACAGTTCCTTCGGCTATTGAACCAGTTAAAGTATCGTATGTCATACGATAATCACTACCAATATATTGTTCTCCTTCTATACCATCAGTATTAGTAGTAGTTAAACCACCTCTTCTAGTTAAAAATTGAGTCCACTGATATCCTTGCAATACTGAATATGTATTCTGTAAATCTATAGAAATAGAATAATTTTCATTAGTTCCATCTTCATTAATATCAGCATTAGTATGACCAAAAGTTGCAGTAGAAGTATAAGATACTATTCCAGCATCACTTGGAGCAGCGGCAGTACAAGTTGCTGTAGAAGTATTACCTTTAACTGGATCCGTATTAACAAAATCTGTTAAATCACCAATTAAATAATATGTCAAAGTTGGTGTTGTGCCAGGGGAATCTGAAACTTCTGTTAAAATTCCCTTAGCGGTAGCGGCGGATAATGAACCAGAAGCTGGTGTGAAAATAATTTCGCCGACCTGAAATGTACCAGATCCAGAAGAACCAGTAAAAGTTCTATAACCCATATTACTATTATTCAAATCAGAAGCTGTCTGTAGAGGAATTGGATTTCTTCCTCCCGAAGAAAGATTAGTAATGAAGTTAGCGTAAGATGTATCGGGCTCTCTAGCGAAAACAGTAACATACCCTCCATCTATTAGCGTACCGGCATCTCTTACTGGAATTAAAACATCAAAAGTTCCAGTTGGCCACCAAGAAAAAGTTCCTTTATATGAAGTTAACTTAGATCCATTTTGGTAAACATATAAAGTAGTGTTAGCAGCTAAAGTAGCGATACCAGTATTATAGATATTTGCCCATAACATTTCCCCACTAACTGCGGCGGTAGCTTGAGTCACCGATGCAACAGAACCACCTGTAACAGTAATAGTACCTGTTGTTCCAGACCAATCATTACCAGATGCAGAGGATGTTGGACGTATCCACGCATATTTTACTCCATCACTATCGGCATAATCTAATAATGTTCCAGTTGCTCCAGAAGTTGCATTTGTTATTACTTTACCAATATCCCCACTAATAAAATCAGTGCCAGTAGTATATGTTATTCTAACTATTCCAGTATTAGTCCCAGTGACTCTTGCCCAACCATTGGTTTTTAAAGCGCCTCCAGTTAAATGTTCAACAGAGGTGCGATCAATAAACCACGGATCTTTATCTGATGGATCAATAATTCCAATAGTATATTCTGTTGGAGTTTGAGCGCTTAAAGCACTTCCATCATCCATTTGATTTAATTCATCCATCAAATCTGCCATGGCAGAATATAGCTCATTAGTTGTTCTAGTGCCGGTAGCACTGCCTGTCCAAACAATACGTTTTTGACGGTTCTCTGCTAAATAATATATGGTAAAATCGCCGCTAAGAATGGTATTAGACATTTATACTCCTATGTATATGATATAAAAATAGTATAAGATTAAGTCGAAGCTATGGAATCTTTTATTAAAGTAATGATTGTATTAAATCCAGAACTAGTTAAAATTCCAATAGAATCGTTATTAATGTATCTAGTTGTGCCAGAGCTAGACTTTCTAACTCTAATATCAATTTGTATATCAGAATCATACTCTATTGTACCAGTAGCTATTCCACTACCATTAGTTAAAGTATTAACTAATTCACTTCCATCACTTGTTTTGTAAATAGCTACTCTTGCATTTGGTATTGGTGTACCTAAATAATCTAATACGGTTACTGTGGCGCCAACTGTATTTAGTGGGTATAAAGCTAACTGCGATGTGGCATCTGTAATTCCATCAAAATACAACATTGAAATACTGTTGTAAATATCATCGGTAATACATGTTATACGAATTATTAATTTGAATCCATTATTTGGATCTATTCCGCTTTCGCTATTTAAAGCGCTTATTGTTAATTGAAGACCGCTTCCTGTGCCAATTGAATTGGCAGATAACGTACATTGAGTACCGCTATCTACTGAAACTACGTAAGTGCCAGGAGTAATATTTGCATTGTAAACTCTATCTCCAACAGCAATGTTTGTTGTCGAAGTCATTGTAATAATGGGAGAACCATCAGTTGTATCGCCATTAGATTTGTATAAATAAAAATTTTTCCAACCACTAAATCCGGTACCGTCATTTTTATTTATTTGATATTCATATTTGAAATTTGTGTAATAATTTCCACCGTTAAGAGTAGGGACGGTCGCAGCAAAAGAGGTATATCCTAAAATATAATGTGGCCAGGTATAAATAATAGAATCACCAGCTTTAGTTATTGAAACATAACCTAACGCAGTAAACCCAGATCCAGTACTAAAATTAGTAGTTACTTGGCTTGAGGTACTATTACTTGGTTCATGAAAAAAAACTCCTATTTTACCAGTAGTAGAAGAAGTAAAAGTGTCAAAAAAATGTGTACCGAACACGCTTCCAGTATATTCAGGTATACTTCCACCAACAAATAAACCTTTAAAAATAGTATTTTGAGATGACCCTGGAATAATATCTGTACTATCTCCCCATAATGTTTCTATTAATACATTTGTAGTGCCTCTTTGCAAATTAGCTAAAGCGACATCAGCATTAGTAATATAACATCTTTGAAGTTTGATATTCTTATTTCCATCGCTATATGGTCCGTTAGCACCAAAGAAATAAGAACAAGGGTTTACAGTGCCTAGATTTAAATAAGAACTTGGCGTACCACAATTTTTAACTGTAATGTTAATTGTGTTATAAGCATTTATTACGCCGTTGTAAGGATGAACATTAGCTATTCCTCCGAAGTTAATATTATCTACTGAAATTGTGTTGCAAATATAACTATAAATAGCAGCAAATGCATTGTCGGTAGTAGTAGTACCGACTAATCGATCACAGTAAGTCATGTTAGTTATGCTTAAATTTGATACTGATTGTACCTCTAAATTACAACCTATAAATGTACAATCAATAAAAGTTATGTTATCTCCATATTGTTGTAGATAACCTTGACTGTAAGGTACGTCTCTTTCAACTAAACATGTAAACTTACAATTATTAAAAGTAAATAATGAACATCCGTTAGCTACAAATATATAATATGGTCCACTGCTTTGATATCGCAGAAATACACAATTAGAAATTGTGCCGCCATTAATACATGTATTCATAGCATGATCGCCCGTATTAATATTTGTACCAATACCTAAGCACACATTGTCCCAAACTACTGGCGTTCCTAACCAATATGCTGTTAATGAGTCCAATAATCCGCAGTAACTCATGTTTAATGAATATGCAGAAACAAAAGAATTATTCCAAGATGAAATACATTTGTTTAATGATATAGAACCGCTACCTGGTGTATAAAATGAATATCTGCCAGGAACATAAGTGTTATAACTATTAATAGATTTATTATCAGTTGTGCATGTAATTAATAGGATATTAGGAACTTTTATTTTAAGACCAGATACAGGGACATAGCCTCCAAAAGATGTCTTAGCAATTATTGTTACTCCTTGTTCTGATATCCAAACAATTTTACCACGAATTTCATCTGTAGCAAAAACAGTTGGAGCAGATCCTGCATTTGAATAAAATTCATAAATATCAGAACCTACAGCCGTCTCTATCCAAATTCCTGGATAATAAGTATTAGTTAAACTTGCTGGCAATTGAATAGTTTGATTAGCTGACCCATTAGTTACTCCGGCTTCAAACCATTCTCCATTAACGATGACAGAGCCTAAACGTGGACAGTTTAAAATATTACCATCTACTGCTACAACTTCAATCCAACCAACTACATCGGCTCCAGATGAAGTGGCACCAATTCCAGACAATACGCCAGCAGTAAAAGAACCTGTTGTGTTTCTTACTTTAATGTATCCTGATGATGGCATAGCATTACCAGCATCTGTTGGGGCTGATGCTAAAGAAGACCATACGCCCAATAATTCACCAGTAATTCCACCAGAACTATTAGTAATAGTTGTTCCTGATGCAGGAACGTTGCCACTTCCACTAGTATAAGCAATTAATCTAACTTTAGTACCATCTATAATAAAACTACCACCCAAACTGGTAGAAATTTCTAGATAACCAAAACTTCCAGTAGATGCCACTGCATTTGCATTATACCTGGTATCGCTGTCAATAGTTAAAGTCGCGGCGCTTATATAGTATGTATCACCGCCCTCACGAGAACTAAAAGCAGAATCTCCCCAATTAGCATCAGATGTAATAGAAAATGTAGCCATTTTTTAACTCTTTATTATTGATATGTTTCTGTAATTCTATTCTGCCAAATAGCAGAAGTACTAGACCATAGTATTGATACTGGGTTACCTTCAAGAAGAGTTATTTTTTTTATCAACCAAGCTGATGAAGATGGAGAGGTGCCCATGTTAGCAGTGCCAATATAAATAATAGTGTCTCCAATATCATATAGTATTTTTTTCTGTATTACGGATGACTGAGTAACAATTGGGTTTATAGACGTGCCTAATGCCGCATAACCATCTGTTAATTTTGCATCTACTTGTAGTCTATATACAGAGCCATCTAATATCACTCCTATAGGATGACCTAAAGCATCATAAAGTATTGCTGCTGGAGATTCATTTGACATTATGTAATTATCCTATTTCTAGATATTTCAAAAGGTCCATCATATATAATAGAATCAGTTACAACAGCTAATAATGTTGAACCATTTGTATCATACATTTTCCAAGAAATAACAATTGGGTTATTGTATGTGCCCCATACTATGTTTTTTTCTACAATTTTTTTAGATTTTGCAGATGAAGTCCACCAAGTTATTGATGTAGGAAATGGTGAACTAGCAGGTAATGTTTCACGATACGCTCCAGAATCAAATCCTTCCATGGGACCACCAACACCATCAGCTAAATGAATTAATTGTCGTAATGTTTTATGTTGATCTTCAGTCAATCCACCACTAAAAGCAGTAACATCTAATCCAATAGTAACTCCGGCATTTTGTAAAAAAGTTTTTTGAGCATTATTGAATTGTAACAAATCAATATCACTACATTCAATTAAAATGTCTTTAGCTCTTATTTTATGATTTAATTCACCTTTTAATAATGAGGCTCTTATATCTGCTTCTGATACTCCGGGAATCTGTAATAAATCTCTTGTTGTATTAAAATTAATCGGATAATTGAATATTTTGATTGTTTTGTTTCTATCTGGTGTAATATTTCTAACTACAAAACAACCATTCAATTTTGTATAAGGCGCAAATTCATTCATGATTTTTACTCCACAAATTTGTCTTTGATTGTAATTGTAATTGTTCTTTCTACCTCTGGATGATCTTTAGAAGCTTTTACTCCTCCAAATAATTTTTCTAATAAAGTATCGTATGTTTGTGTCGCCACATCATTTTTACTAATATGCAAAGCATCATTGACGTCTTTATGCGTTAACTCTTCATCTTTGGTAAGAATAATCCTTTTTAACTCTGATGATCCTAATTTATTTAAATCATCAAAACCTAATCTATATCTAACTTGCAATAATTCTTCAATATAATCAAAACTTGCCATAGAAGGCTGTGATTCAGAAAAATCTCCATCATTAATTCCAGATCTCAAACCTTTATTTAAAGTGGATAATAATACACGAGCATTACTATCTTGCCATTCATGTTCTTTACCATATTGTTCTTTTAATTCTGTCAAAACATCTTTGAGCTTAGAAAAGTTTTTTATCTTCTGCCCCAACGCTTCAGAGACAAATTGTTCACTACGATTATAGTTCTGAAGACCTCTTCTAGGATTAAAATCATTTTCTTGATCTATACGACGAGTGTCAAAAGCATTTTTGATCAGCGATGTAGAAATAGCATTATCGAGAGCTTTTTTTCTAATAGAAAACGTCCTCTTTCTCAATGGAATCTCCGAAATTCCATTAGAAATTAAATCGTATATTTCCAAAGCAGTTTCAATTTTCATAAGTCACACCTTATATGTCTCATTATAGACTTTCACTCTATGATATTTGCTTTGAATTTTATGATATTTTCCTTATTGACTAACAAATTGTTTTTAACTAAAAATTGATGATTATGACGATACATATCATGATGATATTTTATGCTTATCAAAAATGACAAATGCCACAGTCATAGACTGTGGCATTTGGATTATCCTACATTAAAGAGGACAATTAGTTTATTGATTAGGTTCCGATTACGACAGACTTACGACCAGCAGCGACACCACGAGGGTTGACGATGGCGATACCGATTTCTTCGCTTACTACCCAACCAAGCTTCAATTGCTTTGGCTCGTCGGCTGGAAGAACTTCGATGTCTTGTCTAATTGGCATAACACCAACGAACTCAGGATCGGCAGCTCCGTAGATGGTTCCTGGTGGAACGATCTTGCTTACCATGATGTCAGTACCCCAGATATGAGCGTAAAGACCGGTTTGTAGAACTTCTCTCATTGTGACAGGATCGAAATCACCACCACCAACACCTTGTCCACCACCGCTACCCCACTTTAGAATATCAGTGAATTCATTGATATTCATGAAGTACTTGGTGATAACCAAGTCCCAACGATCGATCTGTTGCTTGATTTCAACAAGGTCTCTCTTCAAAAGACCAGCATCAGCGATGTCAGTTAGAGTGTTTTCAACAGAGGCAGCAGCATCAAGAGCGGCAAAGATGTTGGCATCTTCTTGAGCCATGATTTCTTGACGAGCCTTCTGTACGGATCTATCAATTACGTTGAATCTACGACGTCTAACTTCGTTGATTCTGACAGTTGGGTTTGCGTAGATTTCGAAGGTAGGTACTACTACTCTATCACCGAATACTCTGGACTCTGGACCGGTTCCGTTAGAAGAAATAACAACGGCTGAAACATCGATATCTCTATCGTAGGTTGGTTGAGCACCTTGAGGTAATGGATCAACAACTAAAGCTCTACGTGCGATACCGTGGTAATCCAAGTTTCTACGAATTGGGTTTGCCATAGCTTGAGCTAGAGCAATTTTACCGTCTTGAGTCGTAATAGCACGAGAGATTAACTCGTCGCGTCTGTCATCACTCAAGGCTACTTGACCAGCTAATCCCATATTGGCTGGTTGATTCTCTTCCAAAATTGCTGCATACTTAACTAATTGTTGCAACATATCCTTCAAAGAGGATGCGTTCATTGCACCTTGGTTATTGAACATATTCATATAAAGTTTCTCCTAAATGGAATTTTTGCCAGTCTTACCAGCGAAACATATTCTAAAAGATGAGGGGTCTCCCCGAAGAGAGTTAATCCCAGCCCCTCGGCTGGGATCAAATCATTAAGCAGCTGGTGGATTGAAGTAGAAGGTTGCGAATGCAAAACTGTTATTCAATGCAGTAACCAATTTGCTTGGAGTGGTTACAAGAGAATTGTTGGTTTCGAAATCAATGAAACGTCCAACAACTACGGTGTTACCTGCGGCAGCAGTGCTTCCAACTGGAGTCAATTGACCACCAGAGGTGCTAGCTGGTACCCAAGTCAATGCAGCACCAGTGTCTAGTGTAGTATTGGTTGGTTGTAGACCATCAACAGCAGCAGTATCACATGCATCCAAAGATACAGCATAGATACCTGGCTTCTCCCACAAAGTAACCTTACCAGAACCTAGAGCAGTGTGAGGTCCTAGAACCACACCACCAGTGATCTGTTGTCCAACAGTTCCACCAACGACAGAACCGAACAAGGTTCCGTATCCAGCAATACCATCATCGCACAACATAAGTGGTCTCTTGGTGGTAGCTACGTTTCTGGTAACAGCAACTCTCTTGACGACTGTAGAAGGATCTACATATCCGTCAAATACGTCTTTTGCTGCCTTGTCGGTTGCAGAGCTTGAAACTACTGAAGTAAAGGTGACAATTTCTCCACCCTTCAAAGTCAAAAATTCTGTATCAAGACCATCGTATTGACCTAAAGGTTGTACGCCTGGTTGTAATAGTTTTAATGCCATTTGTTTTTCCTATAATCTTTAATGCCGTATACATCACAATCGGCACGGTAAACTTACACCTAAACTTACTAAATCACTAACATATTCGCTTATTGATATATTCGAAGCAAAATATGTGAAAGTTAACTACATATTTTCTTATGCCTAGAATTATAGTCCGCCTGATAGATCTTTTTCTAAATCAGCCACTTCTTCATCAATACTTCTAGATTTACCTGGTTTAGCTTTTCCACCTGTTGGAGCGGCTGGTGCTTCAGGAGCTTGTCCTCCACCACCTAATTCTTCAGTATCAGCAGCGGCAGCTTGTATTTTTTGTTGTGCAGATTTCTCGATAGATTCAGCATTTTTCAATAATGATACCATTTCAGCAACAGATTTTTTGTAAGGAGCGATGGCTCTAACTACATCATCAAAATCATCTGCTACTAATCCCTTACCGCCGTGCAAAAATTGAGTCTTATCAATCAAAGAAGACATGAAACCTTTATCTTCTATTTGTCTAGCTTTATAGCTTTCAGAAGAGAAGTTCTTTTCTACTGTTACAATGTATGGTAACATGTTACTAGCAGCTGACTTCAAAGATCCATAAGCCTTAACCACTGAGTCTGTTTGTGGCGCCTTAGCTAATGCCATCAAATCCTTGGCAGTTCTTGGTTTTTCCAAATCTGTAATAAGTGGCTCTACCTTTTCATATAATGTATGAAAAGCTACTAGCTTATCTTTGAATTCTTGAACCATATCTTTGAATTCTGTTTTGTAATCATAACCAACTCCCCATGATGAACTGGCGTTGATTAAATCGTCAATTTCTGCCACTAACTTTTGATGATTCTTTTCAAAACCTTCATTAATAAAAGACATATGCTGTTGCACATACAATGATCCCAAAAGAATAGGAATGGCTATTAAAGCGGCAGCAGGAGTAGCTTGCTTTTGTAACTGCGGTTGAGTAACCTGCATTAAACAAGTATCAGCTAAAGTTCTTAACTTGTCTTCACTTCTATTATCTAAATCATTACCCAATCTAACCAATGATAAGATTAGATCTTTTTCTGCATATTTATGTTGAGTTAAATGACCATTTGGAACTTTATCCAAAATATGAAGAATGATATTTTGTCTTTCCATATCATTCTCTACTAAACCGTTTAATTTATCGTGAGATGGTGAGGCAACATAAGATGTAGGATGAGCATCTTCCATAATGTTTTTCTTGTATTCATTTCCCTTACCCATTTCAACTTTAATGCCATAAAGTTTAGCAATATCTTCCTCGCTAAAAGAGTCAGCTCTTTGAGTTCTTTCAAGGATTTTCTTGGCTTTTTCAGGGGCATCTTCAGAAATCAATCCCTTTTCTTGGGCTATTTTGAAGAAGTTTTCTAAAACGTTATTGTTGCTCATTCAATTCTCTCATTCATGGCTGAAATTATACGATAATACCAACTTATGTAGTCCTATCGGCTACATCATCAATAAAGTAGTCAACAATTTGTTTCTTAGATCCAAAATATCTAGGCAACCAAATCATTGGCGACTCCGGGCTAGCATGATTGTACTGAACAATTCTATCTTTGACAACTTGAAATGCTGGTGAACTTCTAATATCATTTTCTTTGCCATCTAAACCATCATAGACAGTTTTAGCAAAGTTGACTAACATTTCTTCTATAGAACTTGGATTATTCGTGACCCTTTCCATCCAAAGAGAATCGCCCGTATTATATTTTTCTGGAGCATAACCAGGTTTAACTGGAAACTTCTTTTGTTTGGTAACATTAGCAGGAACTACACCTTGAGACTGATCTGTTGGAGCGCCTTTTTGAAGAGTTCCATCAAGAGCGTTAGGTCTATTTAAGAATTTGTTAACCACATCTCCGGCAACCATGAGTCCAGCGGAAGCCAAAGCAACCTTAAAAATCCAACTCAAGACTCTGGTTAAGATAGAAGCAGTCTTAGTTTTTCTGGCACTAAACATTTCAAAAAATCCGGCTTCTTTTTTTAGAGTTCCACTCTTATAGCTTATCATAGCAAGCTTGACGAATTTGGCGTCTTTAATTAGTTTGGATGATTTAGTTTGTGTTGCTTTTGCTGCCTGATCAGCTTCTTCTTGAGTAGCAGGTTTGTAATTTTCTTGAACCGCCTCTTGTACAAAAGAATCTACTTGAGAAGAAGAAACTGGTTTATCACCAGTAGCAACGGATTTAATCTTACCCCAAATAGAACTAATGATATTCTTGACGTTAATATTGAAAACCCTCATTGATAAACCAATAAGTGCTCCCAACCACCCTAAATCCATACTAGCAAAAGCAACAGAAATAACACCAGGTCCTAAGAGATTGATTAAACTGCCCAATTTGTCATCTTGATTGATATGACCACCTACATAGTTCTTCACCTTATCTGTAAGTGCTGCGACCATACCACCGACTTCAGCTTGCTTGACAAGTCGCTCATCTCTTAAAATGGTTTCTACAATGATACTATCAACGTAGAAGCTTATTTCACTGTTGCTATTTCTCATTGCTTACCTACGGCTGCTTGGAAATTAGCCATTAATGACTGAACATCTCTTAAGTTTTGAGAGTAGATAGAATTTGGACCCAAATACTGTGCCTCAACTAATGACTTTTGTTCGCCAGTTAAAGTAACTCTATCTCCAGAATACTGCGTTCTAGCAAATTCATTATAGAAAGCTCCCAAGACTTTTCCAACTTCAACTATTACTTGTTGCATTGCATACAAGAATTGTAAGCCATTGTTACCGGCAGGTGGTCTAAGTTGAGCAACTAATTCTTGTACGTTTCTAGTTATTCTGAAATCTTGCTGACTTCCCGTTAAAGTCAAAGAAGTTGCCGTCGTCATGGCTTGCATAGCAGTACCCATAGCACCAATAGCAGCTTGTGCATTATCACGAGAAGTAATTCTAACATATAGAGTAAAGAAGTTCTTAATTCTATTGAAGTCTATATCTTGTGGGTCAAGGGGCAGAGTTTGAACTATCTGCTCCATAATTTGACCAGTCACTGATCTATCAGCTGCCGAACCACCTTGCCCGCTTTGAGGAGACATGAAATAATGTCTATTACTAACTCCAGAATCAGCAGCCGCCCCAATAGAACAAGCCTTTCCCCAAGGATCAGTAAATGATTGACCCAATTGTGAAATCTTGTTCAAATAAAAACTATACTTTTTAGTATCATCTGTGGACGCAGCAGTTCTGGCAAGATTATAAGCCCTCTTATATAGAACATTGATAATGTTGCAATGATTTGCCTCCGGATCTGTAAACTTATTGTGAGTTTGTCCAGATATAATAGTAGCTTCAGGAGCTTGTCTCATCCAAGCATTTAATGCTTCTTTACTGGACAAATCTTTAGCTGTCAAAACCAAAGGACCCTTATCAGTATATGGATTATTAATGTCAAAAGCTTTGGTTCCAAAACTATCAACTACCGTATCAAAAGGCATTTCATTTGGTTTATCTGGTTTGGACTTTGGTGTTCTGGATAGTCCTGAATCTGGTTTGATAGCATTAACAGAATCTATTAACTTACCAATCATTACTTCTAAAACTCTGCCCTGTACATCGCCACTTCTTTTTAATTCTTGAGCTTTTTCTTGTAAATGAGAAACGTATTTTATCAAAGCAGGAAGATGAGTGTAGAAATCTGCCGTATTCCATCTTCTAGAAACAGCATCTCTAGAGACATTTACCGAAACCGGCGCTAATTTATTTCTTTCTTCTTCATTGAGAGTGTTCAGTTCTGCCTCAGGGTAAACTACACGAATTCCATCCACACTAATCTTATTGGATGCCATGAATTGTAATAGTCTTCCTAATGATTGAAGCTGATTTACTCCTAAATCAACAGATGTCGGAGTTCCCGCAGAGATATTGATTGGCTCTCTTGAGCCAGCAAATTCTCTAGATAGTTTGTTAACAAGTTTTTTAGCAACCTCATTTGGTGATAATGGTTGCTCACCACGTGGCGCGGCAGCTGGGCTTTGAAGTGGAGGTAAATCAGGTGGAGGCGCTTCTTGAGCAGTTTTCTTCAAGATTTTATCAAGAAGATCCTGGTAGACAGCTTCATCATATATTTCATGTAGAAAAGACATAATACCTTTAAATTGTTGCTATTTTAGGCTTGATGATCTTGTTAAAGATATCTACAGCAGCTGACTCTGCGTTACCAGCGTAATTAACCATCCATTTAATATATTCATCTTTGCTAGTCAAAGCTTTCAATGGAATATAGTCTAATTTCTTATTTGGTAATCCAGGAGCAGGATAAGTTACATCAATTGGTATCTTAACAGCATCTGATTTACTCATTTGTATTTCTTGAGGAGTTAAAGTATCCTTGTTACTGCCTTGTGCAGAATATCTATCAAATGATCTTTTTCCTTCTATAGTTGGTCTAAATTCTGGTCTAGCCAAAACTTGTTGTCTAAAATGACCATATAACTTAGTTATTGCTTTTAAATGCTTTGAAATGGCAGATGCTCTGGCGGCTTTTTGTACGGCTGGTAACTTAACTAACCCATTTTCTAACTTGTAACCAGTTAAAGCTTGATTAAACTTTTGCCAATTATCAAAGGTATATATGTTATTTTCTAATCCAAAATCTCCCTCTAATTGAAGCAAAGCATAAGCAAAACCCATAATGTTTCTTAAAGCATTATCAGTTCTGAAATCCCATTTACCATCTGCCACGAATTCTTTGGTACTGGCACCGATTCTACGAAGAGTATCCATAACAACATCTAACTCATAAATATCTGTTTGAGTTTGTTGTTTACCAGGTAAAGTTGTAACCTTCTTGTTAGTAGTCCACTCTACACCTTTTTTATCTTCGTCCAAGCCACCCAAGTATTGCTCAGCAATAAAATCGTTGAAGCTCTTCTTAGCAGTTTTTTGCTCTCCAGTAGCACTTGGCTGCTGAGCATCTCTTGGTTTTGCAGCCATTGTTCCAGAATCTGCATCTGTAATAACAGCTTGCGCCAAAGACTGCATGGATATTTGCATTTCTTTAACAGCAGTAACAGCAGCGGCAATTTGTTGCGGAGAATTACCAGGTGATACTTTACCTTTATTCAAAGCTGGTACTCTTCTTCTTATTTCCGGTCCCATTTTTCTAGCCACAGGAACCCCAGAAGCAGCAGGCGCAGCAGGTGCGGCAGGTTCCGCCGGCTTATTCCTTTTAGGACTTTTCCTGACTGGAACGGGAACTTCTGCCTCCTGCGCATACTTTTTGATCAAATCTAGTTTTTCAGACATATGACCTCAATCTATCCAAGTAGATTTGAATTGAGCAAAAGATGGTGTAGTAATCTTCTTTAGATTTCCCAGCAATATATTGGCGTTTTGCTCTTGTTCTTCAGCTTCCATACCATCCAACTGAGCTTTAACTCCTTGTACTTGATTCAATTTGGCAGCGATCCATTGATTTGCTTGTTTCTTTTCAGGATCTTCTAAATCAGGATCTGTAGCTATCTTAGCTTGGAATCCTTTTAAGACAGAAAAAGCATTAGCTAACCATTTGTTAAGAGTGTCTAATTGTGAGGCTGGTTTAGCGGCGGCGGGAGCAGGTGCTGCCAATGCTTTTTGCACTGCACTTAAAGCTGTATTAGCTTTGGCAAATAATGGAGTCATTCCAGCCCATGTTTCATCTGACACACCACCAATAACTGAGCCCGGTTTGAAAGCGCCATAGAAGTTATCTAATCCTAACTTAATTCTTGGAAGAATTTGTTCTAAGGAAGCAGGATTACCGGCATTGCTAATAGCTTGATTGATGTATCCAATTAATTTATCTTTTCCAAAAGTGATCGGTCTAGTTAAGAAACTTTGTTCCTCATGCAATGCAAAAATAGTTTGAACACTACTCAAAATAGTATTCAGTCCTTGAACTACTGTTGGGTTCGCGGCTTGTGCCAAGACAACCTTAACTGATTTCAAAATATCTTTTGATGCCAATTTTCCAGTAGGCTTTTTCTCAGTAAGCTTAATACCTGCTAGATGTTGATCGATAATTGTTTCAATAACGCCGTCACCATCCATATCACCTAACTTGTGAGAGCCTTTAGGATGTGCAGCATCAACTAAATCTTCGCCCTTCTCTTTGGAAGTTTCATAAAGAGTTTGTGCCCTTTTGTAAGACATGAATTTAGATTCAACATCGTCGGCATAAGCATTCAATCCCGATGCTCTTAGCCCAGAACATAGCTTCATAATATTTTCTGTTAGGTTAACAGAAATAGATAAATCGGTTTCATTTAGAGAAGCGATTTTAGACAAAGATTTTTCTGGAGGAAGCCAACCCTTATCTCTTGCTACTCTTTCTAAAGAGCGCATGGTAACGGAATCTTCGAATTTTACATGCTTAAAAGTCATTGGTGAGCCTCAATAGTACTGTGATTTTATATGATAGAATGGTTCTATTATATGAAAAGATATGCAGTTACGGCTCAAGAGAATACAAGATAGGTTAGAATTTTGTCTTCTGTGATATCAAATGGTAGAATTGAATTTATTAGAGGGTCGCCATTTACATAGGTTGTGTTCTCTATTAAATCCATCATTACGTGATGATTTCCTGAATGAAATTTGACAAATTTCATTCGACCATAATGCATACTGTCTGCGCCCATAATACACTTACAATGATTGCAAACAATAATAGGATGAGACATAGTAATTTTATCAGTACCATATCTCAAACATTTATCAATTTCTCCGAATTTGATAATCATAAAGAACCTCTTCTTAGCATTCTTAAACCGTGCTTGTTACAATATCTCACACCATCAATAATTTTATACTTCGCCTTGCCAGATACTTCACACCCAGGAACTTCACATTTGCGAGAGTAATCAATACGTTTTTCCCAAGCTTCCTTAGCACTTTCAGATTTCTTTTGCCTGGTTTCTTCAGAATCTTTGATACCTATATGAGCTTCGGACATGTGTTGTCTGATTTCTTCCGTATATTCAATTGGATTTTTTAATCTGGCTTTTCGATGTAATTCTTTTTCTTCTTGAGTTACAATACGTCCAACAGCTGGATGACCCTTTTCAACAATTTGTCTAACAGTCGCTTCAGATTGTTTTTCCTTAATTTTTGCTTTTTCTTTTTCGGAAAGTGATTCCCGCCAAGCTTTCATAGCCTGTTTCCATTCGTCCGTTTTCGGAGCATTCATTCCGCCCAAAGTTACATTATAACCATTACCATTCTTGATAAAACTATCATATTGTGAAACTAATGCCGTTTCTGTGAAATTTGCATCATCTTGTGATTTACAACAAGCAACTACTATAAATTCAAAATTATCCAAACCATACTTAATCAATGCATAATGTATTGCTTGCATTGGCTTATTTAACTTAAAAGCCCTTCGATGATCGTGCCATCGTTTAGATACATCAGTAGCTTGACCAATGTAAACTTTTCCATTTATAAGATTTGTAATTTTGTAAAGTGACCAAATTTTTTGTGTTTCCTGTATCATACGATACCTCCAACACACTATATATCACCTTATATTCCGAATTAATACCAAAGTACCTCAATCATGGGATTCATCGTTGTTGGTGGTGCTGTTACCATACCCACAGCAGGATGAATAGCGCTTGGTCTACGAGTAGTTAAGAAACCCACTTCGCTAACATATAAATTAGCTTTGACAGGATACTGTTGATTGGTCTCATACTGGTCAGTTTGAAAAAACATTCTATTGAACCAAACAGTTACTCTACCGGAACCTTGTGTGCTATCATCTCCAGGAATATTAGCAACTTGATAAGTATAATTCACAATTGTTTTGATACCGTTAGGTTGTCCTGTACCCATGATATCTATATTTAACGGAGTGCCAGCCAAAAAAGTAATAACTCCATTAATTGAATTTAAGTTAACTTTAACAGTAGAAGAAAAACTAGATGGAATTATATTTGGTCTTCTTAATTCCGCTTTAATATCAATTGGTGTGACTAACTGTCCACCAGACATAACTCCAACAGCAGGAACAATTACTTCTTCATTCCATGAAACATTGGTAAAAGCTCTGGTTTTAATATCATCAATAATGCCAAGAGGCGCCGTGCCATTACTGACAGTCGCCATCACTTGGTTACCTAATACTGTTAATTCTGCGATTTGTCCGGGCTGAAATTCAGCTGAGGGATCACAAATAAATGATGCCGGTAAAGTATTACCGACCTGCACAAGCCTAAGAATCGTATTTCATTAGTGTTTCTCCTAACGCCTCTTATAAAATTTTCTGAACTATACTTAGCATACATTTTTATTACTTGATATATGTTATTTTATGAGAAAAAAATTCACACAACAAGAAATACAATCAATCATTTCATTATATAACAGTGGAAAACAACAACGAGAAATAGCAGAACAATTTAGTTGCTCTCAAACTGGCGTTTCCGCTATACTTAAAAAAAATGGTATATTAACACGTGTTGGTAAAAAAATAATTTACAGCGATGTCAACACATCTTTTTTTGCCAACATTAGTGATGAAAAAAGCGCTTATTTTTTAGGGTTTTTATATGCAGATGGTAATGTACAGACAAAAAATAATGCGTACACAATGACACTTAAATTAAAATCCAGTGATCAAATTATTCTTGAAAAATTTCGTGATCTAATGTCACCATCATCTTCAATAAGAATAACGCAAGGTCAATATTCTTATTTTCGCATCAATCAAAAAGAAATTTGCGAACAACTTATTTCACACGGGTGCGTATCAAATAAATCTTTAATTCTAGATTTTCCAAAGACTGTGCCAAATGAGTTAATTAAACATTTCCTCAGAGGTTATAGTGATGGAGACGGCTGTATTTATCAAAACAAATTTAAAAACAAAAAAACTATAAATACAATATGGAAAATAGTATCCACCAAACAATTTTGCGAACAAACTGCAAAAATAATAAAAGAACAATTAGATGTTAATTGTTCTTTATCATTAATTAAACCAAAAACCAATCAAATTACTACTATTTTATCAGTTGGTGGCAATATTCAAGTCAAAAAGGTTTTAGATTGGTTATATCAAGACTCCACTATTTATTTGCCAAGGAAGTATGAAAAATATCAGGAATTTATTAGATCAAATTGAAAAGATTCAGTACATTTTTCTATTTCTAATCATCATATTTAATTCTTTTTGTAATTTTTCATCTTTTTTCTTTTTTTGTTCTGTTAGCTTTTCTTTTTTCTTTTGATCATGCTTTGATAATTCTTCTAAACAGCGCGGACAGGCTGTTTCTACATTTCCTAATAATGTTGTTCCCTTATAATCATAATCTAAACATTTGCCCCAACCATCTTCTTCATCTTGCATACATTGTTCAATGGTGCGTTGGGATGCTGATGCTGAAAGATTTTTAACGAAAGGCAAGTCTCTTTCCTCTTCAAAATCATGTAATTCTACGCCAACATCTCCATCAGATACTTCTAATGTATCTTCTACATCAGCATTTAATAGATCATCAACGCCATCATCCGATAGATTCATGGGATGACCATGATTCTTCAAATTCTTAACCATTCTTTCAGGGGTTAATCCTTTAGTATGACGATCGCTTACTTTTCTAGGATCATGAGCCTTATTAGCAATCTTTTCTAGAATACTAACAATTTGTTCAGCATTCTTACTCATACCAAGATTCTCAAAAATTTCGGCTGCTGAATTTAGATAATCCACAGCCTGTTCAAGATTATCACAATCTTGTTGAGTAGCTTGCTTCACCAATTGGTGATGCATACCAGAGATCAATTCTTCTTCAAAAACACTCTTTTTGATCATGGTTTTTGCCTCATTTAACGGAAGTCTTACCTAATTGTTTTGCTAAACTCTGTAAGACTTCCGTTATCTCAGCCGCCTCACTATACATACCTGCTTTATCAAATAATGATGCAGCGGCGTTTAAGTAATCGGCAGCTTTGGCAATCTTATCAAAACTGAATTTGTCTTCCAATTGGTTCGAAACCAATTTAGTTTCCATCGAACGATAAATTTCGTCTTCAAAACTGCCGATTTTAAACATGATTATTTACTCTTCTTAGCAAATGGGTTTGGCTTCTTAGCGCTAGAACCTGAAGACTTTGAGCTGCTGGAACTTGAAGAAGATGGCTTCTTCTTTGCTCTAGCATCATTAGAATCAGACTTCTTTCCAGAAGAGCTGCTCTTCTTTTTATCTTCTTCCTTCTTTTTCTTGGCTCTGGCGTCGTTAGAATCGCTCTTCTTACCACTGCTGCTCTTCTTGGAATCACTCTTCTTCTTTTCATCCTTCTTCTTGGCTTCAACAACCAAAGAAGCTAGTTTCAAGCTGAGTGAAGATCCCTTCTCAAGACCTGCACGGTCAAGAGCGGCAGAAGCAGTCAAAAGACTATCAATTGCTACATCTAATGCTGAAGATTCTAGATCTTCTGAGTCGTCAGCACAGGATTCATCTTCTTCCATAGAATCAGAAGCATCGTGCTCATCACCTACAGCGAAATCAAATGCGCTGCTAGAATCTTCAGAGTCTTCTTTCTTCTTTTTCTTAGCATCATTATCATCGGCGCTGTTTGAATCACAATCATCTTTTACGCCGTGAGTAGAGCATACAGTGTCTTTTGCAAAACTTTCATCGGATGCAAACTTGTATGTGCCATTGAACAATGATTGGTGAGCTTGGCTCTTTAATACTGCATCCATTGTTGCAGCAACAAAATCTGATACGCTTTTATTTCTCATTTGTTTCCCTTTTAAGTGTCTAAAACTTTAGAACATTCTCGTCTTAGATGTCTTAGCGAATGCTGCTGACAATAATGACCAGTCATCTTCAGCTGGTGCTACGGTGTTTTCACCAGAACCAAACAATCCTACTTGAGGCATACGACCAGCTTCTTTGCGCATGGTTGGGCTGTGCTTAGCAACTACTCTCTTCAAAGTATCAAAACTGTCATCGTTAAACTTCATGATTTCATCAACTTGTGAAGCGATAGCAATCTTGTCATTGTGGCATAGACCACGGTCAACCATATCGTAAGCTACTTCGTAAGCTCTTGCAAGCTTAACTCTATACTTGTTCAACTCATCTTCCATTTGAGCCTTGACATGCTCTTTAACTAATTCGCTTGCGAATTCGCCACCGCCGTCAACTTGACCAAAGTACTTCTTGTAATAAGAAACTGCGTCCTTATCTAGACCTTCGGCTACTAGAGCGTCAAGATCAGCTGGATCAAGTTTACCTTCACTAATTAATCTGTGAATGGCTTCAGCTTCTTTACGAACCTTTGGTGGAGCTTTTGCAAGATCCATCATAGCTCTGTTAACTTCTGGAAGTGTTTCTACATAACCCATGTTATCAGATGGCTTGGTATCAAGACCCTTAACTTGACCGTCAGCTAGATTATCGGCAGTATCCATAATGTCAAAGAACTTAGCCTTAGACATATCTTGAAGTTGTCCGTCATCTTGCTTACCAGTTGGATCAAAGGCAAATTTACCTAGAGCTTGAGCGGCTAGCTTGGCGCGCATTACATTGCGGCTTGCTCTGCTATCGAAACCAGCAGTTACTTGAACTGTAGTTCCTGGCTTAACATTCAAGTCTTTCAACTCTTCTTTATTTGCCATCAAGTCATTGTCATCTGCCATTTCGACTTCTTCTGGAAGAGGTTCTTCACCTTCTCCACCAAGACCTTCTTCACCTAGACCTTCGCCTAAATCTTCGGCGCCGACTGAACCCTCATCCAAACCATCAAGAGTCAGTTCTTCACCTTCTCCCATATGAGCGTTATCATCATCGTCCATCATTTCTTTGACGGAACCAAGATCCCTATTTGTATCTTCAATAAGAGCCATTAGGCTGTCATCGCCACTACTACCACTCATAGATTCTCCCTCAGCTTCAGCAAGTGCCTCAAGTTCTGCTTCGATTTCGGCACGTTTGACGATAGCTTTGGTGCCACGAGCATATTTGACAAAAGCAGTCATTAGTCTGAAACCATCTGCAACGGCAGTCTTGGCTTCGTTTGTTGCATCTTCTAAGATAGAATTAACCAAATCTTCGTTGGAAGCGGTAACTGCTCCTTTGTCATATAATCCTACAATGGTGCTTAATTCTTCTTCGTGATCGTTAAGCTCAGCAATTACTTCTTTCATGGCACTGGTCATAGACTCATTTAATTCGCCTCTCAAAGAATTCATTTGCTCGGTACTAAAATCTGAAGCGGTTGCGCCCATTTCAGCACTACTAGCTCCCATATCTGCGCCCATTTCTGCTTGCTCACCAGTAAGAGCTCTAACAGCCTCTACTAGATCAGAAGAAAGGTCTCTGACTTTTTCAGCCAACTCAAGTGCTGATTCTTTTGGATCACCAGTTTTACCAGTATCTTCTCCAACAGGAGCTGGAGCAACATCAGCTGGTGGAACAGCAGCAGGAGCAGGCGCTCCAGCGACAGCAGGATCAGCAGGTGGGGTTTGAGCATTCTTTACTAAATCACGGACTCTATCAGCACCGTAAACTTTAACTTTTTCAAGTAATCTTTGACCAAATTCAGCGGTGTTAATGGTATCATACATCATTTCAGAACGACCACCCGAAAGATCTCTAACAGAGGCAGATAATAATAACTTGTTCCCTAGACGAATTTCCCAGGCACTGTTTTCTAGATCTCTAGTTCCATCATTCTTAGAGGCTCTAACAAATCTACCATGTAATGTATTAGCTCTACGTAACATTTCTTTACGTTTTAGTTCATCTGAAACGTCAGCTGAATCTGGACTTGGGTGTAAACCATCTACTTTACCTACATCTGGAAATGGTTTTTGTCCATGCATATGCTTGTCATCTTCATATGCCATGTGACCCTTATCAACTGGATACTTGGTTTTTCCAGGAGTTGGAGTATTAGGATTATTTGGTCCTTCACCATTATTCCAATAAGCTTTTTTATCTTCTAAAGCTTGCTTAGCTAAGTTTACAATTGCTTGACGACGTAAAGCCTTTTCTTCTGCTTCGGCACGAGCAAGCATTCTTTTACGCTCTAATTCGGAAACTCCGGCACTTTCAACACCAGGGTGCATACCATCAACTGGTCCTATATCTGGGAATGGCTTTTGTCCATGAAGATGCTTGTCCTCTTCATACGCCATATGACCTGGATCCTTTGGATACTTAGGTTGACCAGGAGTAGGTTCTTCCGTTCCTTGGTAGTAACCTTGTTTATTCATTTCTCTTGAAGACATAGTTTCCTCGTGTATATTTATAGACTTTGCTAACTTATTTGACAACTTATCCACACTTTGTTTCATATGATTCAATTTTGCTTCGATTGCCGCTGTAACTTCACGCAGCTCCTCGATTGAAGTTTCCTCAATTTCAGATGAAGCAAATCTTGCATGTGGTGGAGCTAATCCAGAATCAGTATTAGGGGCTGCTACCTCATCATTCATAGAGATAGAGCCTGAAGATTGATTAAATGCAAGATCATTAGTATCTTTTTCAGAATTTTTTACAGAACTATTTATATCCTGCAATTTTTTGAATGCCGCTTCAATATCTTTTTTGAATTCTTCAAAAGCCCCTTGAGATGACAATTTTCCAAATTCTTTAGATTTGTTTTCAAGGTAAGTATTCAAAGTATGAGCGGAAGCAATAATGTGTTTAATATTTGCTTTAGGATCAGCACCATTAACTACAATAGATAATTCAATTGGATTTAAATCAACGTTGATTTCACCATAGCATGTCTTGCGTCTCATATGATCACAAAAATCAGCTTCAGCGCGAGCGACAGTAGCGCAATCTGAACAAATAGCTTTACCGACCGCAGTACCCATAGAAACAGCAGTTTGCATGCCAGTAGAAACTTTACGAGCTAGTTCTGGATAATTAGCTTTGTCAAGAGCACAAAGAGCAATAACTCTTTTTAAACTACGATCATAATAAGTATCAACAATAAAACCTCTTGTATGATCTACAGAACTTGATTTATGATCAATACAAAGAGGTTTATGTACCCATTTTTTGTAAGCTCTAACTAACTCTTCTTCAGGAAAGATATCGCCATTGGAATTTTTATATGGTTTTATTCCTGGATCATTTGTAGTCCAACGCCAAGTACCACCTCTTTTATCCCAGCCAACTTGAACTTGCTCGCCACGACTATTAAGTTTAGGAGTTCCATCATCGTTAAGACCAGATGCTTCAGCAGCATGCATCATAACTGCAGAAAAATATAAAAAATCTTCAGCCTTAGGAGCTATCTTTTTAAGACTGGCAGCAGTTTTCCTAAAATTTTCTAATACTTCGGCACTGACTGCTGGAATACAGGATTCTGTATTCTCTATCCTGCTAATTTCAATGAGTTCACCCAATTTGACAAATGACATTATTTATCTCCCTGATTTCTTCTCTATTGAAGTATCAGTGCTATCATCCTCAGACTGCTTAGTCAATTGTTTTTTTGATAAGTTATTAACAGATTGCTTTTGTTCCTCTGTTAACTCTTCTTCATCAAGAACGGTCATTATTTTTCCATCACCATGTTTTATGAACATTTTAACTCTCCGTCTGAGAGAATCACAATTATTATAAGGAATTATTACTATAATACATTTTGCTTACTCTCTCGTATACAACATTATTACCAAGTTTTTAACCAACTTGTGCTCTATCTTTTATTATTTCGTTTAACTGATCTTGTCTTTTATTAAAAAGATCTAATATCAAAGGCGTTCTTTTTTGCACACGCATCTGTAAATCATCACTAACTGCATCAACCCAACTTTTAGCTAAGATATTAGATTGAATGTGAGATTTGATTCTTTCATCAATAATTTCATCTACCTCTTCACATTGTTTCTGAATATTTTCAATAGATGTTACCACAGTTTTGGCGAATTCTTTTGAATCTAAATCATTGAAAACAGCGGCAAAATCATTAACTTTTACTTCTAAATCATCAATCGATGAAATGAAAGATTTCATTAATTTTAATGTCTGTGTGTCTGAAGAGAAAATTTGCATAACATTAACGCATTTAAAAGCGGCAATTTTAAACTCATTGAAATTTTCAATCGACTTATCTCTAAATCTTCTAATAGCCGCACGAGCCCTTTGAACTTCTTCAGGAGCCATTTCTGGATTATCTTTAAATGGAGTTTTCATAATATCCAAATGATTAGACGCCATATCTAACATTTTCAACGCATGATTAAAACATAACAAAGCACGTTCTGCTTGCATTTTTTCAGAATTAGAAACATCATATGTCATTTGAACAGAATAGCCCTTTTTAATCATATATAAATCCACCGGATGATTCTGTTGGTCCCGTCCCACGAATACCCGCATCATTATTATATATTCCAACTAATGGTATGTTTTCTGAAATTTCTTTTATATTTTTCTGAATTTTATTAGGTCGATAATTTTCTCTAGTCGGAGATTGGTCGTCAATATAATTATATACAGCATCCATTGGATTTTGTCTGGTTTGACTTAAATATGGGGCAAATGATCCTTGATGACCCTCATCCAAAAAAGAATCCCTGTTATCACTTTTGTATTCTCTTTCATTCGAGACTATGTCGGCATTATTGCTATCTTTAGCGGGTTTACAATCTTTAATAAGTTTTTTAAATGTATTTACAATTTTAGGGTGAACACCTATTCCAAAACCTAATGATTCTGCTTCTTTAATAGCTTTTTCTGGATCCTCTCCTAAGTATTTACATTTAACAAGAGCTGATGCTAAACCAGTGCGATCTTTGCCATGCAAACAATGTACAAAAGTAGGACCATCTTCTAGAAATAGTTTTTTCAAATCATACCTCAAGAAATCCAATAATGACTTACGAGTATGATCTATAGGAATCATAACATGATTTATACCAAGTGCTTTACAAATACGATCTATTCTATTGCCTGTATCTTTATCTAAAGAAACAATCTTATTAATACCTAGTTTCTTTTTTAGATTTACTACGTCTTGAGAAGAGGGGGCGCTACCACGATACAAACCATCTGTGACTTTCTTTAACCTATGGATCATATTAAGTTCCTTGTAATGTTATTTAAAACCTCTCTAATATACTGAGCGTCATGGTTAAATAACACATGCTTGATGAAAGTAATAGATTGACCCATAGTTGAAGTAGCTGGCATATTTTTTACTGCCAACTCTTGCTCATTTAAATGGTAAATTTTATTTCTAAGTTTAGGTAAAACAAAATTACGTTTTTCTGTAGATAATTTATTCAAAGTAAATTTAACAATATCTGACAAATACTTACCTACCAAAACCGGATCTCCCAATTCACTAATAGCAGCATTCTTAACTAATTTCTTTTTTATTTTGATAAGATGACTCTTATTGAATTTAATCAAAGAATTTTGGAGAGCAATTTTTTCTGGTTTCTGTAGTTTCTTTTTAACAGCTTTGTCAAATTCCTTTTTAAATAACTGTAAAAAATATAGAACTTGTTCTTTAGAGGCTTCTTTTCTCAAACGACGCATGATAGCAGAATAAGAAAAATCATCAATTTTAGTTAAATCAATAACTTTTTCATCATGCGCATTACCATGATCTTTGTGTTTGAAATATTCTACCTGCTTCAGTCTCTTAATTGCACCAGCTTTAGAATCAGATGTTCCTAAATTCTTTTCATTCTCTGAAAGAACACGATATTTACCATTAGGTAATTTTCTAATACTTCCTTTTTTGATGGTCAAACATAATTGTTCATATTGGTTTGCCATTTTAATTATTTGTTCTAGATCGTATGTCATATACATTTATTTTACAAAAGCCGCTTTAACTTCCAAAGATTCTTTGCTTCTTAATAACATATCTTCCAAAATACCATTATCATCAACTTCTTTAAGTGCTCTAATAGCTCTTTCATTGATAAATAACATATTACCTAATTTAATCTGCCTATGTTTTATATAGGCGCCATTGATAACTAAACACTCTCTATATGCTCCCACTACTTTTCCACAAAGAATAGCCGGATAAGAAGTGGATATTTGTTCGGTGCTAATTTCTTCATAAGAATCTCCAAGATAAACTTCTATGAATTTATCTTTGAATAATTCAGCAAGAAATTCAGCAAAAGTTTTTCCTGATCCTGTTAGTTTCTCAACCATTTCTTGAACTTCTATTTCAGTCGCCATTGTTACCTTTAGATAAACTTGAGTAAGAATTTTTTATGTTGATGTTCAGCAGATTTTAAACTTATTTGATTATGTATAGATTTTTGTTTTGCAAAGCATTCTGTGTTAACAAAAACTTTTCCTATCTTTTTAGTAGCGATCTGAAAAGCCTCGACAACTGAATTAGTTAATTGTTTAGTGACTTCTAAACATTCCATAGATGGTCCTGGTATAGAGCATTCTATTTCAACCTCTTGACCATCTGTATGTGTATAAGCATCTGCAACTAATTCTTCTTCTAAAGCGGCACATAATATTCTTGCAAATTCTATTGAATCAGTATAATTATTAGAATTGATTTTCACCAAGATATTATTATATGGTAACATCTTTTTATATAGTCTTTTATTTTTCTTCTCAGAAGCTGCAACCATTTGTAAATAACCATTCAAAATATCATCTAAAGAAGTATCATTTATGGGCACTTGAGGGTTTGTAAGTATATTATTTTTGATACCATCCATATTAGATTTAGAGTATTGCGAATATAGTTTTGTCAAAGTTTTAGTGTATGGCTCTTCATTAGCAGTATAGTATCCAGCAGACTTTAAGGCTTTTGAAAATTTTACAGGATCAGGATTCAAAATATGCCGCCAAGCGTTAGAATACTTTTTTCCACTAATAAATTTCAAATAATCCTCTACACCATCTTGTAGGGATTTATAAGCCCTGTATTTAAGATTCATTTTCTTCCACTTACCAGGATTTATTTGCTCACTAGTGGTCAAATCGTCAAAATAGTCATATAAACCCTTACCATCTGTAGTAATATTTCCTACATTGTAATTCCACATGCTTTTTCTATGACCTGTTTCCAAAGAATTTTGTGCTAATACCATGGCAACTTGTTCTTTAGATGGCGCCTCTCCAAATAGTTTTCTCCATGCCCCAGAAATAGCCTGCGCCATTTGAGAAGCTGAAATATCTGTTTTGACACGGCGAACTCTGTTTCCCATGTTATCCCTTGATAGATTTTACTATTTGAAATAGTTTCAAAGCGGTTTCTAGATCAGAAGATTGAATTGATTTTGCGTATTTAGATATATGAGCTCCTATTAAAATAGGAGATTCTTCACTCAATGCTTCTAGAGAAGCAAAAAATTGTCTGTGCGCTACTATTGGTAAACCTGTATAAGGATCTAGATCGTAAATTTCTCCAGTAACTGGATCTGGATCAGATATTAATGGCATCTTTAATACCATTGGGGTATTTTGAGTATCAACCAAATTAGGATCTGGTATTTGAGCCTTAGGATCTGGTATTTGAGCCTTAGGAGCTACTTTAAGAGAAGGAACAGGTGGTGGTGGAGGTATTTTACCTAATGGTGGAGTAGGTCCATGACCTGTTCCTGGTAAAATGCCAGGAGGCAAACGTGGAGTTTGTACTTGATTAGGCACTTTAATCAATGTTTGAGTTTGATCAAAATCTAGCCCTGGTCCTGGCAATGGTGTATTGCCAGGAGATAATGGAGTTCCAATATCTTTTTGACCTAATTCTTTAGGTTTACCAGTATCATCAATTTTAGTAGGTGCAAAAAACTCTTGTTTCTCCAAAAACCCTTTAACATGAGTTTCATAGAATTTTTTGAATCCACGATCTCCATTATCATAAGTTTTAAACGCACTGCCTATTTTATTAGAAATATTAATGTAATTATCTGGATTTCTAGTCGCCCTCGCTTTTGCTAAATCTTTCAACGAACCTAAAATAACAGTTAACAGTTTTTCTGAAACTGTTAATAATGAAGCTAAATCAGTCTTCATTTGTTTAATTCTATGCGGATATCTTTTCTCCCAAGCAGTTAACGCTCTTCCCCTTTCAGTCACAATGTTAGTAAAAAAATCTAATATATTAGCTTCTTTAATAAAATAATTTGTTTTTGCTGAAGCATTTTTCCATCTATCTTTGAAAGATAATAACTGTTTTTTAGTATCATCGTCGATATCTTGGAATAAAAATCTCTCATGAATTTTCTCGACGTTACTCGTGAATAAATTTAATAAATGAACCATATCGAAAACTTTTTTGTGATATCTTCCCAAATCAGAAATAGCTTTCATGTATTCACGTCTATTAATATTTGATTTGGCAGATTTCAACAAATCTTTTAAGCTTGTCGAATCTGATGGCGCAGATGCATCTCCAACTTGCTCGCCCACAGCAATTGCACGTATACCGTCATCAACACCTCTTAACTGATCCATTAGTTCTTTGAATTCAGGATTGAAATATTTTTCTGTGGCGATACCGCTAACATTAGTCATTTCTCTAAGTTTATTTAAAAGACCTCTTTTTTGGGCAGTTCTCTGCATAATAAAAACCCTCTACATATATGTGCTGGAATCTGTAAAACAATACAAGATTATACATACGTAGAGGGTTTTTAACTATTTTGGATTAAATTCTTGTTATTTTGGAGGTGATCCGTCTGTTGGAAGAGGTCCTCCGCCCATTGGAATCGGCGCCGCGCCACCTGGAGGTGGTGGCATTGACATTCCTCCTAGAGGCGCTCCTAAATCCAATCCTGGCATTCCACCTGGAGGAGGTGCTCCAACTTGTCCGGGGACAGTGCCATCTGCTCCTGGTTGTCCAGTATTCTGGGCTTGAGGAATCTCATCCTCATCATCCAAAGCTCTTAAAGAATGAAGATCAAGTGTATCCAATGACATTTGTTCTTTTTTAGCAATAGCGGCTTGAATAGCTTCTTTACGAATCTTTCTATTTTCATCTTCAAATTCTAGACCCATAGAGCGATACAAAGTATGTAATGAGGCTCTTTTTTGATCGGCTGTTCCCTGTGTTAAAGTAACTAAAGTATTAATGTAATCACCAGCATCAAATAATGACATATGATTCCAATCAATTTCTGGAACAATTAATTGTTTTTCTCCATTAGAGTAATCATAAAAACCCTGAATTTTAGAGATTGGGGCAAAAATTTTTCTCTTCAACCAAGTTGACATCATATTTCGGAATTGCATGTAACGTTGTCTTAAAACATCTAATGCTACACCACCATTTGCATATGTAGTGTCTGCGCCGCCATCCATCAAAACTGGCGGAACTTGTAATCCTACATATATTTCCTTAATTATTTGAGTGATATCTCCAGAAATATCATAGATTCCTTGACCATATCCAACTCTTTCAACAGTAACGCCTGCATGAGTAAAAATTTTGAAATCCTTGTCATATTGTGCTTCTTCAAAAATGTTTCTCCAAGCTTCTAAATCAGCAAAGGTTGGATGAAGAGCATCATTACCTTCTCCGCCAACTTTTACCAAAGTTAATGGATTAATCATATTATCTGCTTGAGCATATTTAGATTCTCTCAACTTGTCAAATAACATAAGTTGTCTAAATATACATACAGGAAGTCCAGTCCCTCTAATTTCATAAGGACTAATTCTTCTAGCCAAATGAGAAACATGAAAATTATCTAATGGAATATTTTCTCCACGTTTAACAGAATCAATAATGTGCTGATTAAGTTGTTTACGCTGCTCAATATCAGTTGATTTATTAGAAAAGATGATTTTCTTTAAATTCTCATCAGGGCGTAACATGATAATTGGTTCATTAGCCACCACAGTGCGTTTTACCAACATATAATCTGGATTTTGAATTAATAACCTGCTCCACTTGCCTCTGCTTTCATCTAATTCAGCATAAACAAATGATTCTCCTAAAAGCCAATATTCTTGAGCAATTTGCACACAAATATTCATTAAATCAATTTCTTCAATCATATCATTAAAGAATTTTTCAATATCTTTATTGGAGCATTTAATATTCAATTTACTAATTGGATAAGTGCTATGAAGATTAATAGCGTTATGAACAAATGGATTTAAAGCATAAAAACTACGACACCAAGCATTAATAGTTGCTCTATCTCTGGGAAGATTTAAATTACTGTTAAGCCAAAGTGGAGAGTATACTTCGGGGGCTTGTTTAATAGTATCTCCGTTGCCACCACGATAACCTCCACTAACAATTTGAGCATACTTTTTCATGCCCACAGAAGCGGTTACAAATGAGTTATGAGTTAAGTCGTTTTCTTTATTGGAAGGACCAGAACCATCTCTAAAGAGACCTTGCTCCACTTCGTCAGCCAGTCCATCTCTACGAACACTAGAAACGCCTTGAGCCATTAGAGCACTAACTTGAGGAACAGTTGATCTTTTTTGCATAAACTGTTCTGAATTGGATGGTCCAACCCACCTTTTTGTAGATTTATTTACAGCCATGAAACCTCTATCATATCCTATACATTAACTCTAATTCCATAAATAACATATATCATTGGATTAAAATCTACGACCAATATGACCAGTAGTAATCAATGGTTTGTTTGCTTCTTTGAAGGTTTGTTGTTGAATTAAAGGATTATTATTTTTGAAACCTTTAGTTAGTAAAAACTTATATGCCAAATAAGCATTTAATAAAGCCATAAATCCATCATTTGGTGTACCACCTTTAACATAATGAATACTATGGTCACCAAATTTAGAAATAGAAGGGCTGATTTCCATACTAGCACAATGTTCAATTAACCAAGCAATCTTTTCATAATCTCCAAAGGGGAACTTGACATTCCCTTTTTTCATCAATTCATACAGCTCTGCAATATAATAATCTCTTTCAAAAACTATTTCTTTTGGAAATGCATCTACGCTATATTTAACATGACCATTAACTTTATTATGAGCGCGAGATACTAGATAACGATCTCCATATGAGTTGTGTAACATCGAAGAAAAATCTTGAGAGAATCCAATATCTCCTATTGCTAATTGTATGCTATATTGTCTCATAATTTGATCAATAAGACCTTTCTTACTTTCCATATCATTTCTTTTAAATTTCGTCGCAAATTCTATAGATAATAGATTAGGTCCCTTTGCCATCAATACAACAGCTGTACTGTAAGATTGACCAGTTAACTTAACTTTTTCTGGATTGGCTAATTGCTCCAAATCTGAACGGGCACCATAATCGATCCCCAACACAACTACTTGGTCCTTACTTGGTTCTATTCTGGCTCTAAACTTTCTACCAGGCTCTCCGCACATTTCTCTAATCTCTTCTACTGAGATTGGGGAAGCGTCTCCTTGATAAAATTCTCCTAAAACTTCATTTTGATATACGCGTTCGGTGTTAATAGGATGTTTACCAGGTTTTTCATTTACCAAATCTTCTTTAGTAAACATGGGCATGTAAATTTGATTAATATGAAATCCTATCATTTGACAATCAGGATCTTGTTCTGATTTCAAAGCAACCCATTTCCCTCTTTCAGCCGCCTCGCGTTTATCTTGTTCGTGACCACAATGAATGCATTTAACAATGAATCCATATAACCAGATCTTTTCCCAATCATCACTACCAGGCGTATACAAAGGAAAATGCTGTTCGCATTTCTCACATCCTAGATAAAAATATTGTTGAGAAGATGATTGCCACATTTTATGAAAATCAGAGCCTTTTCTTCTAGGAGTTCCAAAATATACTTGTACACCTTTAGTTGGCTTTCCATATTTAGCAGTAGTTAATACCTTCAAAGAATTACCAATCGCCATACTGGTAGTTTTCTGAACTTCGTCAAAAAATAACACATCAGCAGTACGACCCATAATACGATCCCCGTCAAGACCTACTGATTCTACCCAAATATGATTTCCACCCATGAATTGTTTAAAATGTAAGGAATCATTAGTTGCGCTAGTTTGATCTAGTAACGCCTGCATATATGATTTTGGTTTTGATACTTTTTTACTATCATCTACATCAGATGGAATAGATGATGAAATCATTTGATTCAATTTCGTCTTAGAATAGGCAGCAGCTAGCTCTAATTGTGGAAAAGCATGAATTACTCTAATTGGGGGTTTATCACCTGTTCCAAAAATACCGGAACCCATGAAATACATTTCCAATGCGCCTGCCATAGTAGTTCCACCTACCTGACGCCCCTTTACCATGATAACTGGTTTGGCATTGGGTTCAAGAGCTTTAATTCCAATGTACCTATAGATATCAGCAAAAGGACGATATCCATTACCTTCTATTCTAAATGGTTTACCATCCAATGTCAAATAAGTTTGACAATATGCCACAGGATCTAACATCATTAATTGTTTTTTCAGTTTTTCGAATAACTCGTCATTGTTCATGGGAATATTCTAGAATATTCCCATGAACAAAAATAAAAAATGTTTTGAGGAAAAATTTTGCAATGATTGTCTTATTCTACTAAATGAAAATAACTCTAGTAAATACAATATAGATCATTCACAATATGTATGTATTGAGTGCCAAAAACAACGTGATAAACGAAGGTATCAAGATAGAAAAGAAATAATTAGAGAAAAACAACGTATTTACGATTTGAATGTAAAAATAAAAATAATTGATGCATATGGTGGCAAATGCGTATGTTGTAATGAAAATACTGTGGAGTTTTTAACGATTGATCATATTAACAATGATGATATTGAAGATCGTAAGAAAAATGAAAATAAGACTGGGGGCAAACTTTATCGTTGGCTAATCAAAAACAATTTCCCCAAAGGAGATTATCAAATACTTTGTTTCAATTGTAATTATGCCAAAAGTTTTTTTGGGTATTGCCCCCACAACAAGCCAGAAATTGTAATCAGTCTAATTAAAAGAAAATCAGATCTTGACCGGATTTAATCCGTGAAACGCATCCATGTTTGACGGATCAATATCTGTATCATTAGTATCATCGCCTTTGCCTAAATTGCTATAATGCATATCATCGGCATAGTTCTTGCTCTTCTCTTCGAGATTCATTTTGCTGATAACTCTTACTAAGCCATCTTCTTCCCAATCACTGGCGTCTGATACATCACCACTATGAATGGATTTTATCTTTTGAATAATAGCTGGTACAGGTAAATTACCCCTGGTCGAAGTAATGTAATTTCTAGCAGTTTCTTTAATTTTTGGACATTTAGTAAATACTATTGGAGACATTGGTACTTTTTTGTCAATAGCGCCATTGTTATCCGAGGCTGTTTTCTTAGTTTTAATAGATTCTTCTTTGGAAGTTTTGCTTATATTATTCAAATATTCGGTTAAACCACTTCTATTCTTCATATCATCTACAGCTGCTTGCACAGAAGGATATTTTGATTTTCCATTCATAATAGTAGTAATCTGTTCGAAAATAGATTGATCTACCTTTTTAGGCTGTACAGCGTCTTTTTGTAAAGATTTTTCAAATCTATTTAACCAATTATCTTCATCAATATAAGATTCTGAATTTCTGGATATTACTGATTGATGTCTAGAGTATTTTGACATGATTTTTTATCCCTTGTAGTTGGCTGCCCAATCAAAATTATCTGATGATGATGGATCAATGTCTTCATCTGGCATGTATCCTCTATCTCCACGCATTGGATAACCCATATCATATAGGAACCATCTGACTTCTGCCTTTTCTCTGTCGTTCAATCCCCATTTCTTAACTTGTTCCGCATAAGTATACTCAATGTCATGCCCAGCAGAGATCATACTATTTATACAAATCCTACCAATACCAGAAATTAACAAAGGCACAGTCACAAAAACACCTTGTACACCAGTAATCTTTTGACCTTCCTTAATCAATCCATTTTCGGCATAATCTGATCTTTTTTTACGACGACCTTTGGTGCTTTTCTTTACTTTATCTAATCTATCATGTAATCTAGATAAACCATCATCAATTTTTGCCCTAACTTCTTCAATTTTGTTCGCATCTAATTCGCCATCTAAATCTAATCTCATAGCTTTGGAAATTTCGCTATCTAATCTTTCCATATATGATACGGCTCTTTCTAGACCCGCTGAATCATATCCTGAATGCTTGGGGACATCATCAATTCTTGTTTTAATCCACGCAATGAATCCATGTGGACCGTGAGATTCCCAATCCCATTTTTCATTCTTTTTTGGTTTTGCTTCATTTTGGTCTTCAACTGAAGATTCATCTACTACTTCTAATTGTTGAGGCGGCTCTGGATCTTTTGTACCATCTGGAGCGCCAGGCAAATCACCAAGTGTGATTACTAATTCACCCTCATCACCAACATGTAATTCACCATCACCATCACCATCACCATCACCATGTTCCTGAGCAGACATAGTTACCTCTAATGGAACAATAGGAATAACAGGATCTTCGCCGCCATCATGATGAACGGAAGCAGGATCTACAACTATTAATTCTTGTGCTGTTGATTTTAGTGACATTTTCAATACCTCTGAAGAACTTTTGAAATATAAGTATATGTAAAAATAACCAGTTAAATCCACATTTCATTATAAAATGTATTTCCAGAATCTGTTTCACCATATTGTAATTGTTCAGTACTTGGACTATCTAAATCTTCTTGTGGAGAAATACCATCTGGTAAACCATAAATAGGTGGTTCGGCAGGATTCAAGTACTTTTCTATTAAAGTGTCAATATCAGCTGATTTATCTTCCACATAATCTCTTCCAAAATTTAGTTTGCTTGGATCTTTTCCTTCAAAATCATTTTCTGGTAAATATTCATCCAAGTTTCCACCAATTTGAGCTCCATCGTTGTATGAACCGCTTTCCCAATTAATAAAACTATCTTCCACTTGTTCATCCACTGGAAAATCAATAGCAGTTTTTACAATTAAATTTATGAAAGAAGCTCTTACTTTCATATTTTTTATACGTTGTTTTCTGTTTGACTCATTATCTTCTATCCAAAAATCATCTGCCTTATACTTATTTTTCATATACTTACGCTTAGCATCTCTAAATTCTTGGATGCTCTTATATTTATGCATATGATTCCAACCAGCTCCTGGACCCAATTTAGGTTCACCATCTACTCCATCCACATCATATAAATCAAAATTTCTGTAGAAAGGTTCCTTAAAACGAGGTTGTATTAGAATGGCTTTTTCTGATTTATATTTTTTCTTCTTAGGAGTCGGCTCCTCTGTACCTTGAAAATATGCGTTTTTATTTTGAGACATTGATTCCGCCTTTAACATGTTTGTTGTAATACGGATACATGATCTCAGTAATAGGAACATAATTCCATATATTCATTTTGGTTAAATTATAACTGGCACGATCAGCGTCTCTTTTGAAAGCTTCATTTAACTTATCGTTTAACGATTTTTCAGTAGCGATTCTAACTGAATTGGGATTTTTCTTAACAAAATCTACTATTGATTGATCAATATCAAATCCCAACTTAGATGCTAAGTATACGGCTCTTATAACTCTATTTTTATTTGAAGTTAATGTTATTTCTGGACTTAAACAAGTTTTTATCTTCTTTTCTTTGATATCTTTAAATCCAACACGAGTTGTGTCAATAATATTTTTTAAATCTAAAGATAATAGTAAAGCATTACAAGTAAAATCTCTACTAAATATCTCTTTTTGCATTTCGGTTGGTTTTATAATACCTTGTTTGTTTAAAAGATTTTCAATACCCGGCACATTGAAATTAGAAGAAAAATCTAATTTCAAATTTCCTATATGGATGGTACTGTGACCATCTTCCATAGTTTTTCTAGTAATATTGTATTTCTTCTTTAATTCTTCAGCAAATTGCCAAGACAATAGATCTATAGATTTATCTCCAGTAGTAATATCTAAATCTGAAATATTATCCAATCTTTTTAAGTACTTATCTCTAGGCGTACCACCACAAATATAGGGTTCGGAAACCTTATTTTCTTGTTGGACTGCTTCCATAGTATAAAGTAACTCACTTAGTTTCATAATTATCTAGTTGTAACTGGAGGTTTAATTGATTGTGGCGTATCTGGTGGAGCAGGTGGTTTATTCAAATCTTCTTCGATATCTACTTCTGGAGTTTCTTTTGACTGTTGCATGGACTCTGTTAATTCACGATCGGATTGCTCCTGTCTCATTTTCTTCTTGGCTTTGTCTTTCTGATCTTGCATTTCTAATTTTTGTCTAAATGCTTCATCTTCGGGAGAATGACTTCTATTTTCTCCTTTCAAATCTAACTCTTTTCCTTCAATTCCACCTTCTAGTTTTGATAAAATATCATCTAGACGTGTAGAAATATAGTTATTTGATTCCAAAGCCTTATTAATAGCCTCTGACAATGAAGGGAAATAAGATGCCCAACCTTTACTATCTAACATCATATCAACGATTGAAAGTTGTCTTGGAATTTCTCTAGTTTTATAAACTTTAGCAATATCTTTCAACTTACTAATAATATCATGAGCTGTTATATTAGCAAAAGCTGAATCAATGATTCTATCAAAATCTCTTGTTTCTGATGAAGGGTCAGCGTCTACTTCTGCTACATTATCAGTCATTTCCAAAGATTTATTGGTATTAAGTTTAGTTGATTTTGGAGAGACAATTGGTTTAATAGGAGCCTTAGACGCAGGTGGTAGAGGAATTTCTTGCGCCTCTGTAACTAATACTTCTGTGTCCTCATCATTGATATCCAAAGTATCGCTAACTTCTAATTCATCATCTTTTGATGCATGATCATCTTTTTCCCCTGGATCAAGATTTTTCAAAAACAAATCAATACCTTTTGGAGTTGATTCGTTTGGGGCGCTTTCTGGAGGAGTTTGTGGCATTCCTGGACCAACAGAAGGCAATCCTCCGGGAGCACCAGTATTTTGCGTAGGGGGTGGGGGAGAAGCTGGGCTTACAGGTGCGCCTGGACCATCCGTTCCGGTTCCTGGAGGCGGTGGATTATTGGCTTGTGAAATTGAAAATAACAAATTAGCAGCTTTAACAAAACCTTTCTTATTCATGACATTAGCTTCACGAATAATCATGTCCTCATACAATCTAGTAGAAGTACTAATTTTATTTACCATTTGAATCTTCTTTTTAAGTTGGTAAATTATTTCCAACAAAGATTCAAATTCTCTACCCGCAAAGATTTGTCCTTCTTGAGTTCTTAATAATTTTTCCGCTGAATCTAATCTTCCAACGATTTTATTTCTTTGTCTTTCTATAATACGCTTCTTTTCTGCCGCAGGAAGTTCGTCAGCAATAGAATCGCGAGCCATATCAATATCATTACCTTGCACATAAGGCGTTGATTCTTTTTGAGGGTCTTGTTTAATATGTAAAAAATATCCTGGAGAACCATTTTCATACCATAACTGGGCTGTTTTGTATTTCAAATGAGTGCCCCCTTCATAAAATTTCAACCAATTAAGAAAATCATATGTTTCCATTGGATTCCAACCGTTAGTAGCTTGTTTAATAGCCATCACACGATTGATACCATTTCTCTCTTTATAATAAACTTCCCTAACTGTTTGTAACCATTTTTCAGTATCACGGGCGCCAGGAATATGAGAATATTGTTCATTATTTGGATAAGCTTTTTTATCTGCAACAATATCTTCCCTACCAGTTCCTTCCAAAAAATCAGAATCAAATCCACCATATGGATTTTTTACTTTTCCAAAAAAATCCAACAATTTTTGAAGTTTGGCTTCCATTTCTGGCGTATAAACTTGATCTTGTTCTTCTGGTGAAACCCAAGTTTCATCTACCATTTTTGACCAAGACTTATCCGGTTTTACTTTAATAGTCATAGTAGTTACTCGTTAATCTTTTTGTTTATAGTCTCGTTAAGTAATTTAGCTTCTGCTAATCTTATTTCTGAACTGGTTCCAGATTCTTTTTCAGGAACCTTTAGTTTAGCCATTTTTTCATTAAAAACTTCCATGAAATATAAAGAAGTTTCCAAATCCATTTGAGAAAGAACTTCTTTGATTACATCATGAAATACAGAAATATGCTGGTCTACTACTTGCAAAGTAACATTATGTTGTATTACTTGGTTAGCCGGCGGTGTTTCTGTAAATTTGTGACATTTATCCAATAAATTACCTAACACCTCTGCGTAATCAATCATTAAACGATCGATCCTAGTATTTATATTGCGCGGATCTTCTTGAATTTCATCAAAGACTTGCGCAAAACGAGTTTCTAGTCCCACCACCATTCTTTTGATAGTTTGTCTAATATCTAACTCTTCTTCTGCCGACTTTAACATAATAGTTTTGTAAGCAGGAGAATTTTTAACAGTCAATTGCAAATCATCTTCTGTAGAAGTAGCAAGGGCGATCTTACTTTTGGCAAGATCCTCTTGAATTAAACTGTAAATATCTAAATAGTTATCTTGGAATGACTTAATAGATTTTTCAGCGATGACAAATTTTGCCTCGCTGACATTGGTATATTTTGATTTTAACCAATCATAAATGTCCCCGGGAGAAATCCCAAGGACCAATTTAGAAATAATTTCATCCTTGTCGGGATGATCCAGTATTTTCTTGAGTGCTGTTTTGTTCATTATACACTTTGTTCATGTGTTTTCAAAACATCCAACAAAACCTCACAATAACTAAGTACTAATTTATCATTTTCTAGATTGTGAGGTTTCGCTTGAATTTCATCAAAAATTTGATTAATTCTTTTTTCTATACATATGCATAAATTACGATATTCATTTTCCATTTTTATTTTTCCAATCTGATTCCCAAATAGATACTATTTTATAACCCGCATTTTTAATCATTTCCTCTCTTTCAATAGTTTCTTTGTACAGATCTCCACATTTTTTTTTGTTTTTATGATTCAATGTTTCAGCACTATATATTTTTGGATTTCCGTGAAAATAATCACCATAAAATTCATAAATGATATTAGTTTTTGGATCAAAACCATCTGGTTTTATGTATGAATCGTTTATGTAAATTCTACAATGCCTATGTGCATTATCATTTGGAATATTTAAACTATCTAACCATTTCATTTCTGGTTTAGATGAATTACTCGAACAGGTGGGACATCCTGATCCTTTTAGATGTGCATTCGCATTTTGCCAAAAAGAACCATGTTTATCACATAATATTTCAATATCAGTTCTTGCATTTATATATTCCCCGGGGTAAGTATATTTATTGCCATGAATAATAATTGCTTCTTTAACGAATTGTAATTTCGTTTTCTTAATAATGCCAGCACACCGTGGACAACCATTACCCTGTAAATGTTTGTCGGGAGTTTGTGTAAAAATATTATGAATTTTACAATGTATTCGAATTTTAGTTTTTGCCCCCTTATAACTTTCTAAATATACATATTTGTTGTTATGTACAATATTAGCCTTGTTGATGAAATCTTCGTTAGATTTCATCAACAAACTTTGTCGATATTCCTTAGCACAACTAGGACAACCACAACCTTGTAAATGACTGCTTGGAACTTGTTTAAAAATTCCATGAATTGGACACTCAATGCCTATTTTAATAGAATCACCACAATAAATATCAATGTATTTGTACTTATTGTGGTGAACTTTATTAGCCTGTTCTGTAAATTGAAAATGTGTTTTCTTCGACCCCATAATAACATACGTTATTATTCCTAGAATACCTTCTCTAGTTCAATTATTTTGTCCCAGACGTCCACTTCTTGTATCGAAGATTGCGTGAGTAGGAACGCCCAGACCTTGAGTTTGTTGTGATACGTCACCACCAGGAACTTTAGTTCCATTGTTTAACTCAAAACCAGTTTCAAAATTGTATATTTTTTTATCCATTTCACACTGCCAAATATGTTCACCTACACGGGCAATTTGAACACCAGCATGATCAGGGCAATATCTCGTGCTTAGAGGGGCTTCAAGAATATTAAATTGTTTCACAAACTTACTCTTATCAATAGCCTTCTCAGAATCAGCTATTTTGTTAGTCTTTGCTAATTCTTTACGAGGTTCTTCGTATTTCTTTTTTAATTCTTCTAATCTATTATCTTCTAGATCTTTTCTAGCAGCCAAAGCATTAGGAGGGGCAGCAATAGTCAACAACAGCTCATCAATAACAGATGCTTGTTTTTTTAACTCCGGATCACCTGATGAATATAATGCAGTAGCCAAAGCAGCCATGCCATCTATAGATTCTGGAGTAATTACAGACTCAACAGGTTCAATCACATCAACTTCTTCGGCGGCATTTTTCAATAATTGAGCAGCTAAGACACAAGATTCGGCGACTATAGTAGCACAGGCATCGTCACCCTCTGCTAACATAAGTGCCTCGTTATTTGGACTTTCTAACCAGGAAGCAATGGCATTCAATAATTCAGCTATTCTCATAGGTACCCTTTAATAAAAGTTTGTTAAGAAGTTTTACAACACCCTCACTGCGAACATGGCGATTACGGTCATTTTCGATTACTTTTTGATGATGTTCTTCATCTCTTTGTTGAATTAATGGTTGCATGCGTTCTTGTTCAAGTCTAGCAGCCTCTTCTTCACGTAATCTGGATTTCTCCTTTAGCTTTTTAAGCTTAGCCAACTCTTCCGGTGAAACTTCTGTTAGAGGCTCTGCTCCATACTCAAAATAAGCTTCATTATTTAATAGTCTTTGTCTAATTAATTCGGCTAAATATTCCACTTCTCTACTTAATTCTGGAGCATCCGCAGGACGATGACCTCTATCTATAGCATTGATAACAGTTGTTAGTTTTTGCCTCAAGTCTGGATATTCCAAAACCTTAGTTACAATATCTAGACTAGTCAACCCTAAAATTTTAGCCTCTGGAGTAATCAAAAATCTTTGTATTTTATCTTTACTCAATTCTCTTCTTTGTGGTTCAACCAAACCACCTTCCAGAGTACCTTCTGACACAAAAGCTTTTAATTTCTTAGCGGCTTTTTCCAACAATCCAGAAATTCTAGTTATAGCAGTTTCATACTTAGATTTTATATGTTCTCTATATTGAATATCACTTTGTCTATTGATTCTAATAGCATCATGAATGAAATTTCTAACCTTTTTATCTGGATCTTTTTTAAATTCAGAAATGATTCTTAAAACCCCATTAACTCTTGCGAAGATTTTTGTTGCATCATAATCATTCATGTTTTGGACTAAATCTTCCATTATATCAACCAATTTGATAGTCTCTGGTTCTTTAAATTCTTCCGATATTTTTCTTATGACTGGTTCTTTAGCGGTTTCAGAAACATGATACTGATAAGCTAGTTTAATTTCTTTTTTAGCTTCATCTAAAACTTGTTGTAGAGAAGGTGCGGCTAATTTGAGAACATATTTAGCTTCAACAACTCGTGCTAACTCTTCTGTTCTCATTTGTGTTACCCAAAAATCTTATAGTTATTAAATGTAACGGCTTCGTAACCCTCTTCCATGCCCTTTCTATACAAAGGTCTACAATTACCATCTTTATCAATGTAAGTCTTATGAACTGGTAATCCAGTATGAGAACAAATTGGATGTTCACTGGAAGCATTCTTAATCATTTTATTACATGTTGGTTCAGCAGAAGCATTAGCAATTTTGCCAGATAATCCTTGTACAAAAGCTTGGAATCCAAAAGCATAAGCTTTTGCATCCCCAGAATTTGCTAATACATTTAATGCATCCTCTGCTCTTTCATGATTCCCTTCACTTAAAGCTTGTTTGATATTTACAATTAATTCACTTGGTTTAAGATTATATACAGGTGAGGCTGCTGCGGCAGCTTTAAAATCAGATTGATTACTTTTAACTAATGTGTTTATTGTCTCTTCACTAAAAGAACCAACAGTTCCATTACATAACATTACTGATGGTGAAGAAATTTTACCATTTGCAACTTTAATTGGCACTGTAAACCCTATACGACCATTATTTAATGCAACGCTTAAATAAATTGTATGCTGCTCAGATCCAGACACTGTAATTTGTGGATTTTTATATCCAAATCCAAGAATCTCTCTAGCAACACAATCACGCGCTAATTTTACGACTTGCTCACCAAATTGTAACATCGCCGTACCTTGTGGCGAAGCAAATTTCTCTTCAAATGATTGAAATTCATTAGATTTTGGTAACTCAACATCTTTAACAGACGCTTCTACCATCTTTTGACCAATAATTTGATTATGAAAAAATTCTGATTTACCCTGCCTAGTAGCATTAAGTTTAGTCAATGCTAATTCGGCGGCACTAATCTCTCTATTTTCAGTAGTAGCTTGTGTTAATAACCCTAAAATAGCAGTACCACTAGCTTTTAACTTGCTGCCAGCATTAGTAGTAACATACTTTTTAACATTAGTATGGTCTAAATCTTGTGGACCAGCATTACCCATAAAAACAGAAGCTTCCGAAACTTTACCATGATGAATTTCTATGGGAACATAAAACCCAGTAACACCCTTGGGTGTTTCATATTCCGCCCTAATCATTAAGAACTTATCATTACCATCTTCCATTACTAATGATGATGGTCTAAGGTTCCATGAATCTAAAGTAGACGCAACGGCTTTTATAGCTTGATTGGCTAAATTTTGGCTATACATCTTAACAGGAGATCCGTCAAAAACACTATTCAAAGCATTTGACAGAATTTGATCTCCTACCTCATAAGGATTAAGCATAGCCGCATCATCTCTTTCATAAGTCTTGATATTAGGTTCATTATCCATAATTCCTAATTCATCTTGAAAAAGCTCGGCTATCTTAGTATTACGTGAATACAATTTATTGTATAATGATTTGAAATCAGACTTTTTAAGAAAAAGTGTATTATTGGACGCCATTTTCTCAATTACTCTAGACATGGATCCCAAAGTCTGATCTTGGGGATAGAGGCTCACGTATTTAGCCAATTTAGCCGCAAGAATTGGTGTAGCCAACTTTTCATTGTCGTCTATTGATTTAGCTAGTGAACTTACTAATTGCTGAATTTTTTCGAGACTCATTTAGCATCCTATAATGTTGTTTAGACCAATTCTGGATATTTGTTTAGAACTGCTGCTTTGGAAGCTGGTGATAATTCATTAAGCAACGCTTTTACCAGTTTTTTGTTCTCGGCTAATTTAGTTGGTAGATAATCTTTTACCTTACTAACCTCACTACTAGGTATTCCTAGTTTAGAAGAAGCTACCCTTACTATAGGATCGCCTTTATAAGAAATTTGTAAATCACCAGCAGTTTTGCTAATCGCAACATCCCAAACTGCGGCTGTTTTTTCTTCTTCTGGTTGGTAAAGCGATACAATGTATTCACCATCATCAGAGCTTTGAACTTGCCATAAATCTGCGCCGCTGTCTCCGTCTTTAAATCTTACGACGTCGAATGCAACAGTTTCAAGGCGGTCTTTTACATCTTCAAGTCTATAAGCTCTTTTATACAGTTTGTTTTCCAACCTTGAGTAATCTATTGTAAATTTTGACATTACGTCTCCCGTAAACACAATATACCTATCATAGATAAAGAAATATTGATAAATTCTCTACTTTTTAATGTAGAGAAGGTAAATCCAATACCATAACATTCATTTTAATGCCATTACCAAAAAGCTTTCATCTTAAGTTTTTTTATCACTTCGTTTAATTTTTCTTCATTTATTAAAATATCATAAACATCATTACATCTTACATAGTGATCAAACACTTCGATTCCAAGTGCTTTCATCAAACTTTCTGACTCATCATATTTATTCTTCATTATAAACTTTCTTTTTCAAAAATTTACCATTTAGCTGCACGAATTTGATCCATCTGTTCTAAAATACTTTTGATCTTTTCGTCATTTTCTATGATTTTCCTAATCTTTTTTCTCGCTCCTCCGTATATCTTTTTCCCATTTTTATAATCCACGTTTCCGTTCAAAGACTTGGTAATGGAGCTTTGATTGACATTCAACATCTTGGCTATTTCCATTTGAGTATAACCATCTGCATATAGCCTAATGACTTCTCTTTGTCTTGGAGTTAAAAGAGTATCAACTACTCTCCAAAATTCTTTCTTAAGCTGATCTTCTAAATTCATCAGCTCTTCGTTGTATTCAAATGGATTGAGCCTATTGTAAATACTATCTTCATTACAAAAAGCTTCCATCATATCGTTTGAGCATACTGTCTCGAGCAAAACCCATTGATACTTGTCGCTACGGTTCTTACGCCTTTCCATTATGACTCCTTTTTGACGTGAATACGCATCTTAATAATTTTGAAGATGCAATCTTGTGATAAACCATACTTAACTCCTAATTGTTATTGATATTTGTCAGATCAATTAAATTCTTTTTCGCCTTCCCAAGGAAAACTATCATAATCTATTGTCAACTCCTGATCTTTCTGTATTTCAACAGAAGAAACATAATAAAACTTATTACTCTTTTCGAAAAGTTTTATATTGGAATTTTTTGAATGGTTAACCAATGCGCCTAATTCTGTTCTCTTATAATCTTTATCAGGTTTACCTGTATCTCGTACCTTTTCAAAAGCTAACCCAATGAGTTTATTTTTCTTTATATTTGTATTAGCAAAAACTCCATTACCTGATATTTCAGATTTATCTGATTTCCACAGTTCTTTTATCGAGGCTTCAACAAATAATTCCATTTTTGAGAGTAAATCTACATGTTTCATTATTATCCTCTGACGACAAAAGACAAAGATTCGTATTCATTCTTAGAAAAAAATTCATCAATGTCTTTATAACCATCAGGTAAGTAAAAATTTTGAATATTAGCGTGTTTACCAAACTTGTCTATAATCCTATTTCGACCTTTTTCTCCCGCCTCGTCGTTGTCTAATAATAGAATTATATTATCAGTGTATCTGCTAATGACAGAAAATTGATAGGCAGTCATATTAGAATTGCCTAATCCTATCACATTTTTCATTCCCTTTTCATAAGCTTTAATGACATCAAACTGCCCCTCTACTACATACACTAGATCATTATCTATGATAGATTGCTTGTTTTCATACATTCCAAAAAGATAATTGCCCTTAGTAAAGACTGTATTCTTATATTTTGATATGTTTTGAACTTTTCTTTCATTATCTGGAAGCAATGACCTTCCAATTATAGCAACAATGTTTCCGTAAGCATCCTTAAAGGGCATGACCAATGGATAATCATTGAAATATGAAAAGTTAACTGTTCGTGGATATAAAGAATCCTCGATCTCTCTGGAATAGAAGATTTTAGTTTCTCTAAGCAAATCCTCCCCTACCAAATCAGTTAATGTTTTAAGATTATGTAAGTTAGGGAAGTAGCCAAACTGGAACTTATCCTGGCTTTCTGCGTTCAATCGAAAATCAAGATAAGCTTTACAATCTTGAGCGCCTGGATAATTATGAAGCAAAAATTGACAAGAATCAATAATTTGATCAAACATAAGAACTTTCTTAACACTTAAGTTTTTCAGAATTCATCATTTATATTTTTAAGTTTTTCCTTCAACATATTTTTGAATGGTAAACTTAAATGATCTAACGGCTTAGAACAAAAAGCACAGATTACATCATCATTAACTATCTTTGGTCTACCCTCGCGCTCACATTTTTTACATTTGATAGAATATGAAATATTCTTTTTTTGTTTAAATTGTCTCAAACTCTTCATTTGAACTTTAGCAAAATAACTAATATTAGATATTTCTCTATCACAGAGTGAGCAATACACTTTATCATCTTTAGGATCTAAATATGGTTCTTGTGTTTTTCCACATCCTTTATTTGTACAACTCATAGCAAACGGCATAATTTAATCCTTATCCAAATCTATATAATCTATTTCACTCGGATCGTATATTTGATGACCATTCAAAACATTGATTAATTTAGATATTATTTCTTTATCTTCTGGATACTTAACATCCAATACTACCTTTTGAGATCCTATACCAGCAACCCCCAAATTAGGTATTTTTATTTCGTCTTTATTCCTAGAGCATGGTGAAATTACTAATTCTTTATCACCCATGATAGTCTTTACTTGAACATTAGTTCCTTGTAAAGCATCTAGAAAAGATAAACTCAACTTAGAAACAACATCTTGACCCTCTAATGATAATCCTTCTTCTGGAAGAACAGTCAAATGGAGATGTGCTTCTGAATATTGATCCGTGCCCATAAAACTAGTAATATAATGACCAAAACCATTCAATCTTAGAATGTTTCCTGATACTACACCTGGTGGCACATTAACAGTTCCAGAGACTTGAGTATTAACAGTCCCTTTGGATGAACAAGCTTGACATTGATTGATAGAGTTTCTCCCAAAACACTTGTCACATGTTCTAGTAAATATCATATTACCTTGTCTACCAACAATTTGCCCTTTTCCGCCACATTTATCACATCCATTATTAGATTGAATCTGTCCTTGACCATTACAATCTGTACACTTACCATTCCTAGAGAAAGAAATGTCTTTTTGACAACCTAATACAGACTCTTTGAATGATAAAGTGGCTTGCAAGGAAATATGTTCAACCTGTATCTGTTGTCGTCCACCAAACGGATTTACATTGATTCCAGGGAATCCTTGGAATGGATTGAATCCAGATTCTTGCATTACTGGCTCGGGATCAGTGCCTTTTCCGTTAATAACGCACTGATAAGCTTCATTAATTTTCTTGAATCTATCCTCTGCACCCTCATCCTTATTAACATCAGGATGATACTTCTTAGTAAGTTCTCTGTATTTCTTCTTAGCATCTTCCGGAGACGTGCCCGGAGGTACTTCTAATATTGAATATGCTTCTTGCAAATTCATTTGCGTTTACCTTTAACCTTGCCCGTTAATACAAATGCATAATACAGGGCAACGGCAATGCCGTCCGCCCTATCACAATTTTCCTCTTTTATGCCGCCCTTATTCTTGCCTTTAATGATCCTCTCATAAGGAAACTTAATTCCTAGATGTTTTGCCACAAGCTCTGGCATATCTTCTTTTTTTGGCAGCACCTTAGAAGTCTTTAAACCATGTCTGATCGTCATAACGTTAAACAAACCAGGATTAGATTTCAAATAATCATAACTTGTTAGACATACCATGCGATTGAAAGTTGTTAGCATGACAACTGTGGTGGCTGTACTTTTAGGCATGAACTTGATTAAATCTTCGATTCCAATGTAATCTGGTTTTGTTTGATCAATAATTTCTTGGATTTTGTTCCTAGTATCTACTATACGATCGACTATAGAACCTGTTTTGGTGGGCTTGAAATAGCCTGAATCAACGTATTTGATGGTATTATCATCTTTGATTTCTAAAACACACCATCCAATTGTGGAACTGGAAACGTCAAATCCTAAAACCTTTTTTGTCATGTAGAGTAATATATCAGGAAAATAAAAAAAGGGGTCCTGGGCGAACCCAGGACCCCTTGAAGTTACTCTAACTTAACATTAGGCTTGGTTGTCATAATCTGGAAATGATTCTTCCAACTCTTCATCATCAGTCATACTGACTGGTGCTGTTTTAGGAGCAGCCTTTACAGCAGGCTTTGCCGCAGCTTTCTTAGAGGTTGGAGCAGGAGCGGCTGTTGGCATAGCTTCACCCTCACCAAAAATCTTATCCAATCTCTTTTGAACAATATCTGAAGTTGGAGGAGTTACTCTACGCTTCAAATCATCAAAATCTACATCATCCTTGATCTTTTGATCTTCAGCTGAAAGAGGTTCCTTTGGAATTGGCTGCACTGAGTAATAACCAGTGGCTCCGCCGTTCTTATCAACTACGATGTTAAGATCGTACTTGGTAGGATCACCCCAACGGTCAACCTTTCTAGCTAGTTTTCTAATCTGAGAAAAAACTGCGAAGGATACATCCAAAATCTTGTAAGTACCAGTCTTACGGCTCAAAACACCATACAACCAACGAAGCTTTGCTTTGTCGCCAGTGGTGCAAACGGGACAGCTACCGTGAATGGCTGAACAAGGAACCTTTTGACCAAAGTCCTTAGGATTTGAAGGGTCTTTCTTGACCTTATGTACTGAATATTGGAATGGATTAGTCAATAATCTCAATTCATTATCACCTTCATCCAATCTCATAAAGAGATCTTTGGAATTGGTGGTCTTTTTGTCACTGTAAATCTCGTCGTTATAAGAAATTTCACCGAATGTTGATGTCATTTTGATCTCCTACTGTTATCTTTTTTGTACTAAACGTACGTTTCTTCTTTTTAACAAATTGATCGGGTTTATTCGATCTTTCAATTTATCTTGATGCAAACTTGACGAAGCGGGTACGAACACGATCGTTAGCTCTTCCGAATCTAACTGATACGCCTCTTGTGCGTAGTCTATTTGCTATTCTGTTTATAACCACTCTTAGCGCACTTGGTGAACCAGGAAGGTTATTTATTTTTGTCTGACTTCTGTTGTAAACTTTGGTTAAAAGAGAGTCTAATTCTGTCATTGTTCCCCTCCATTGAGGGGAGGTTTCAAGTGACCTTAGAATGCCTTCTAGGACCAAATTATCAACAGAAATTGTCTTACCATTAGATGTCATTTTATTACTCACTTTCCTATATTTTTCTTACCAAAATGCTTTCATATCTAGCAATCTTTGAATTCCTGATAAATCCAGTTTTCCTAAACACGCATATCTCATATCATCATACGAAGTGTTATCACTATCTATCGCAATAATCTTATCTATTTGCGTATCAGGGGTGAATATAACCTCAGCTCCCCATAAACTATATTCTATCTGACCATTATTTAATGCTTCACTTATGTGACTTTTCAAGTTGTGCAAAATGAACGGTTTTATCAAAGAATGAATGAACCATTTCTTGACTACTAAGTCCCACCTATCAACTTGAACCTTCATTTCCAAAATGAAAGGAATCATCGACTTATATTGATCAATGTGATGTTCTATAATATCGTTGGCAATTACCTCATAAGAATTTGGTTTGCCGGGAGCATGGTCTGTTTTCGCGGCAGCAGCATTGATTGCTGCCTGTTCAAGCGCAGCAATCAATGAATCTATTTCAGTCTTTTCCATAATTATTTCTGCTTAAATACCAAGCTGCGCATGTACGAGATTTTGTGCCACGGTACCAACACCTCCAATATTAAGTCTTTGGGGATGGAAGTCAAGATGTCGACAAAGTTTTTTATTATCTCGTCCTCTGCCGCATCTGAAAAAATTCCTTTTACCTGCACAAAGCCCTGCAAAAGTTCTGGTTTATCCAGGGTGATGAATTTTTTTACATTCTTATTTTTAGAAGAAGAATCATCCATAATAATCAAATAAGATGGTTTTTTAGCTATGGCAACTGTGCCCATTAATCCTGTTACTTGAACTGCAATATCATTTGACATTATGATTTAGCCTTTCTGCCTCTTTTCTTAGGTTCCGAGGAGTCATCCTCAACCTCATCAACAGCTTTTTGTAATTTGGCGGCAGCTTGTTCTATAAGCTTCAACTCCCACTTTGTATTGCGAGCTTCCGCAATCTTCTCTTCTAAGAGTAGGGCTAACTCTGTATCTTCTTTCAAAGCATCGCAGAATTTGTTATAACCCACCCACTTAGTTTCACCATATTCATGGGTAACAGAAGATGTTTTAGTTACTACACCATAATCCAAAGCTAATTGGGCAATCTCTTCATGTCTATCAATGACACCAATACCGAAATCAACTCTAAATTCACATTTGCGTGGCCAAGGTCCAAATTTTGATTTTTCAATAGTTGCCCTAATAGTTTGACCGATTTTGTTTTCTTTTTCATCCAAAATACGAGCATCGGCACGATTGACTGGTTCAAAATACACGTTGGCACTCAAGAAATGTGCGTAAGTATTACCACCTGAGAAGGTATGATCAGCAGCATAAGGATCCATATTAGCTTTTTTATGATTGATAATGATGAATGGAACCTTAGCTTTATTTACTTCCAAAGAAAGTTTACGGAAAGTTGTAGTTAAGAATCTAGCTAACAATGCCATATTCATCTTACCAACAGCCGAAACGTCTTCTCCTGGAGGAATAATAGATCCCAAAGAATCTAGTACTATCAAATTAATATTGAATTCTCCGACAGCTATTTTATCTAATAATCCTTCTTTGGATTTACCTTTTAAGATATGAGTTTTAGTATCTTCTTTTGGAACACCCAAAACCATTTCAAAACACTTGCGCCCATTGACAGCAGTATCGCCTTCTACAAGGATGATCTTAGAAGCATCTAAACCAAGTGAAGCTGCCCAAGTTGGGTCAAATGTCTGTTCCGCATCAATAAACACTTGTTGTGCGGAAGGATCTTCTATTTGAGCTTCTTTAATGGCAATCATTGCCATTAATGTTTTACCGCTACCAGGAGCACCATAAAACTGAATCAATCTCCCTTTTGGAAGACCACCAGAAGATAGTGCGTCATCTAATAATAAAGAACCAGAAGAAATGGCTGGAACTTTTTGACCCACAGTTTCGTGAGCCATTCTAAAATCTAATTGTTCATCTGAGTCTGCAAAACTTTTGAAAAAAGCATCTAATTTATTCGACATTTATTCTATCCTTATTATTTTATATTATGATGTTTCATAATACCTTCTACAATTACTTCGACACCAGGATTTGTAAATGAATCATCACCACACGGCATAATCGTGCTTCCAGTATTTAATATTGGATCAATCAATATTGGATCATTCTCTTTATAAGAATATGACCATTCATATTTTCCATTAACATCATAATTGCCACTCTTATCAAATGGCGCACTAAGAGTTTCTTTGTTATTTTTCTTTAACCAATCATTTAATCTCTTCTTCATATGTATTACTTTTCAATAAATTATGTTTTGCACTTAATGGTCTCAAATTTTCCAAAGCCCAACATTTCTTAAAATTTTCATCTTCCATAGAAATATAAAGTAATTTGCTTTGTGGAATAATATGATCTAAATTCCACTTCCACGTGGACCGATCGTCGTCTACCCATATATCCGAGCGATAATCTCCATAATTTTTCCATGTCATCCAAGATTCAAATTGTTTTTCAAGATGTTCTTTTAATTCTTTAATTGTATATGGAAGATATTTGAAACATGATTCACCATTTTTTGAAGCGTTATTCAATTTCAAATAATACCATACACTATTAGAAATATTCTTTCTCAAAGAGTATGATAAATCATGTTGTCTTCTATTTTTTCTATATTGTGAAAGTCTTTTATTGATGCTACTTTTGTTTTTCTTTCTATACTCAATATCATATTCTTTTTTTTCACACTTATGGGAAATTATATATTCTTTGTCATATTCTTTTTTCTTATCTAAATTAGATTTGTACCAAGATTTAGAATCTTCAATCAATTTATCTTTATTTTCAAGATAATATGTTTTTGAATATGACTTATTATATTTTCTATTACATTCTAAACACGTATATAGAAAATAATATTCCCCCTTCTTGTTCTTTTTCTTCAAAAAGAAAGTGAGATTTTTCTCATCATTACATTTTTTACATACCCTTAAGGTCATTCATATCCTTCCGGAATTTTTTCTCTGCTAACCGGTATGTAACCTAAAACAGTTCTACGTAACCCAGCAGCAATATCCTTATAATGATGATGACTTCTTATTAGTATATCATATTTTTTTTCTAAAAACACTTTACTACCTTTAGCTTTAGCTAAAGCTTCTTGTACTAATCCTACTTCTGGCGCAACTTCGGCATACCATTTCTTCATGTCCATATTTGTACGACCACCACCAGGATCAACATAAGTTAAAGCTGCTTTATTTTTTGTACTATTTAATTTTGATTCTAGGTATCCTACTGTTTTAACTATTTTCCCAAGATACTCTGTAATAACATCCGCTCCACGCAATGCCTGTTGTTGCAACAGTTCAGCATGTGCTAAATCTATTGCATCAATATCTTGTAATTTCTCCAACACCAATTGAATTTCTGATAGGTCGAAATTTGAAAAATCTTCTTCCAATTCAGAGCCTATGAAATCCGAAAGTCTTACTTGTTGGCTCATGTTCTTTCCCTCTTAATCAATGTACAATATCTAACTATGTCTCGACAAATTATTTTTAAGCATACTTACCATGATGTGGATTATTATATATAATTCTATAGTAATCATTTCCTGGCACTTTGTCAATAAAAAATCTACCCTCTATAGATGAAAAATACTCATTCAAATGAGATGGTAATTTGTTTTTAACAACTGATAAGTAAGCACTAAGTAATAGATTACCTATATTTATATTTTCTAAAGTGTGGGGTATATTTTTCAATACCGATGATCTTATACCTATTGATATAAAATATCCCACAAATCTTAGAAAATCATTTCTAGAATATTGTTTATACCAATTGTTTGAAGTTGAAATAATTTCATTTTCAATATCTAAGGCGGTAATTTGTAATAATAATCTATCTATTTGTTTTTCTATTTTTGCATTTATATGATCATTAATCATCTATTATTACTTTCTAATAAATTCATTTTTGAATTCAAAGGTCTTAAATTATCTAATGCCCAACACTTCTTAAAATTCTTATCTTCCATACTTGTATAAGGTAACTTACTTTGAGGAACAATATGATCTATTTGCCACGTCCAAGTAGATTGATTATCATCTTTCCATATATCCACTCTATAAGACCCCCAATTATTCCAACTCATCCAAGACTCAAATTGTTTTTCAAGATGTTCTTTTAATTCTTGAATTGTATATGGTAAAAATTTCAATATTGAATTGCCATTTTTGCCAGAATTATTTAATTTCAAATATTTTCTAATAGATTTGGAAATGGAGTATCTTAGTCTGAAAAGAGAGTCATTTCTTAATCTTTTTACCATATACTTTTTATTTAAAGAATGTTTCAATTTCTTATTTAACAGATACCAATTTCTATTATAATCTTTTCTTTCTAATTGATGATTCAAATGATATTGACGCCTTGTTTCTGAAATTCTCTTTTGGTTATCCCGATAATATCGTTTTATTTTTTCTTGATTAACTTTACGATATTCTCTATCGTAATCTGATTTATCTTTCTTCCTAGAATCACGATACTTTTTTGAGTTATCAATGAATTCATTAGTGTCTTTAACTATATTGTAATAATCTTTATTTCTCTGTTTTATTAATTGCTTATTGTCTATTCTATATTTTTTCTGTTTTTCTTTAACACATTCCTTGCATATATTATTTGAATACTCTTTTCCTCTAGATTTTTGAACAGAAAAATCATTTTTTATTTCCTTTTCCTGCTGACAAACTTTGCATTTTTTCATCAAGTTCACGCATTTTCTCCTTCATCTGATTACATACATCAGATACTTGGTTATGCATAAGTCTTAAATGCCGATGCTGAAAAAGTGACATTAAGAATAAGAATACTTCAAAAGAAGTTTGTCTTTTAGAGGGAGGCTTCAAAAAAATGATAATTCCATCACTATCCACCTCGAATAAATCGATAAATAAATCTTCCCCTTTATTAGTGCCCATTGTATAAGATTTAACGATCTTCTCATACATTAACCACTCATCCTGGGTCATGTCAACCTTTTTATTGTCTATGATTCTAAAAGCCATTTTTAACCTTTATGCCCTAGAGAAGCCGCCGCCTCCTGATAAGAAATTCTTTCTGGAACCTGACACTCTATTTTGCAATTGTTGCAATTTTGCTAAATCAGCTTGAGAGCCTTTTCCGCCACCTTGCGCCATATTTGCCATCTTCAAAACAGCTGCTGGAATTTCATCTTCTCCAGTAAATTCTGAATCAGGCAATGCTGAGTTGATTATATCACCACTAGACATCAATGATTGCATTTCTGCTACGGTTTCGGGATCTGCCGACTCCATCATATCTGGAGTAATAAGCCCTGCCATTCCCGCTTGATTTACTACTGTGGCGCCTTCTCTCTTGATTTGTTGCGCCATTGCTTTAAGATGTTGAGTCTTCTCGGCGACACTTTTGAAACCTTCGATGTTTGGCTTAACTGCTTCGGCTCTATTATAAAATCCATTGGTCTTTTCTTCTGATTGGATTTTCTCAGCTACTACTTCTTGCTCTCCAGCTTCGGTAGTAACTTTGACTTTGAATTTCTTATTCTTACGCTTTTCAAAATCTTCTGTATCCAAATCAAGATCTTGCTTGTATTTGTCAACAGCTTCTTGTTTTAGCGAATCCAGATATTCTTGAGGAACATAAGAAATCAATTTATCAGAAGTTGTTTTGATGTAATTATGATTGGATAACATCCAATCATCTAATTGATCTTGATAAGAGGTTAAATCTTCCATAGTATCACATAATGATGAGAATAATTCTTTCAATTCTTCATCCATTATGAATCTGCCACAAAAAGGACATGTATTGATATCAATGGCATGTTTCCATTTTGGATCTATTTGCATTTCACAAGATATACACTTCATATTAGTCCTTAATGCTTAATGCCTTCTGGGCACGTTTAACTACAGAGAAGAATATATCTCTTTTTTTATTTTCAGCTTGTGTTTTTATCACAGCCACTCTGTCCCACATCTTTTCTTTCCATGTCTTTTTAACTGGAAGTGGAGGTGGTGTTGGAGCAGATTCTAATTGCTTCAATAATGTTTTAGTTATAACGTTGATATTATGTAATGCCTCGTGACGAAGTTTAGAATTTTCATCCATAGCAATACCCCCTGCTACAACATCTCTTCCATGAGATGCGCCTGTTCTATTAATGGCTGATTGACAAGAACCATCAAATTGCTTAAAATGCTTATCAAGATGAGCTTTGGTATGTGGATTTAATTTAATTCTGTTTCTTTCCATTTCTTTACGTGCCTTTTCTCTTAATTCACGCAAATATTGGGTACGAGTATTATCCTCTTCTTCAACAACAGGGACTGTTACGTAAACAGGTTCATCTATTGTTTCAACACTATCTTCTAGTGCTGCAATATTGTAATCATTGAACTCACTATCCTGTCTTGCTGCTACTTCTCTAGCTAACTCTAATACTTTCTCAATAGATTCTTCTAACGTGAGTAACTTCACATTTGATACAGGGTCTTCTTCGAATTCAGACGCATCCACTTCAATTACAAATCCATCTTCGTCAACACTTAAGATTTTCTCGTCACTCATAAATCTCCAAATTACTTCTTCTTAGAAGGTTTTCTACCTCTTCTTGCTTTAACTGCTTGAGAATGTAATTGGTTAGCTACCGTTTCCATAGCCTTAGTAACAGATTCCAATTCTTTTTGTGTTGGTTTAAATGCTCTGGTAGCATCAATCGCTGGAGTTAAAGTGGGTGAAGCGATAATTGTAGAAGATAATTTCATTGTTTCATCTTCTAGGTTAAAAGTTGGCAGGTCACCAATGGCACTGTTACTAGAGTCGGTATAGTTGGTTGATTGTGGAGTTAATTCAATTCTGTTAACAATACCATCGGCACCTGCGCTGCTATAAGTCTTAACAGAATTATTAAGACTTATTACACCACCTGGGGCGGTTGCAAAAGCAGCTGTTAAAGGATTTAACAAATCTTGCACTTCTACAGCCGGGGCTGTACCGTCAGCAAGATGTTGTGTTAGTTCTTGAGTCTCTAATGATTCCGAAGCTTCGGCTAATTTATCGAATTCGTCATCGTCTGCGATAAGCATAGCTGGCTTAGGCTTCTCTCCCTTAGGTTTTAGGAACTTCTGAAAATGCTTTTGAATATCTTCAGGTTTAGGTTTGTTCCTAGAATACTTCGGAAGGTCATTGATCATTGAATTCAATTTCAAAGAGAAATTAGATAGAATATAAGCGGCAAAATCTTCGACCGAAGCATTGCTCTTACTAAATTCTACGGTTTTCTTGAGAAATGTAGACATTGCCTCATTAGGTTGGCTGATACTACCTGCCATATTGCTCTCCAAGTTTTCAGATTCATCCTGCACAATTATTGTGCCAGAATCAGATTGGTAAGCCTTGATTGGTAATTTACCATCTTTGAACCACCTATAAGCGGTCAAATAAGAAATGCCTTGCTTTTTTGCCCAATCTGAAAGTTTCATGATCTTATTCCTCGTTATGCATATACAGATAATATCATTTATTTCATTTTTTGATTCTTAGCTGCTTTTGCAATTCATTTTATTATTGATTACTATCTTATATATCAGTCGTCTTGCTCTTCTTCAAGATCAATGAGACCTTCGTCATATAAAGAGTCCTCAATTTGTTCCAATAAATTACGAGTTTCCGTAAGTTTGGTAATAGCCTCCTGGACAAGTTTGGATTTTGATTCCTTTAGATTTACCTTCTTGGCTTTGAGGTCATCTGGTAAGCTTGGAATCATAGAAATATTGAACATGTCCTCCAAAATAAGACCCATATCATCTTCATAGTTATTGGTATTACCGCAAAAACTCAATGCAATACCCACATCAAACACGGCTTTACTATGAATTTCTTTAAGTCTATTTTGAACAATCTTCCACCTGTCGGGAAAAATAGTACAAGAACACTGTTCACCATGAGCATCTTCAACAATAGCCTTAATCATAGATTGACCATAATACTTACTGGTTTCTTTCTTAACCTTGAATTCAAAGAAACTCTTAACTAAAACCTTGATAGGAAATAGTCTAGTTTTGTCTTTTGCCTTTTTAACATCAGCAATAGTCTTATGATCATCTTTGAAAAACTTACCATAAGCTTCGGCAGGCTTACAAATGAAAGATTCTCCAAGATAATATTGCTCTAAAGCATACAGCTCTGATAATTTCCATTCCACCTCTTTTGGCCAAGGATAAACAAATTCTTCTTTGCTAGGGTCATGCTTCTTCAACCAAACTTGTAATTTCTTTCTGTAATCTGAGCAATATAGATAAATCAGCTTTCTAGGAATTCCGAAATGATCCATGCTTCCAGCAGCCGCTAAAGCTTGAATGGCATTTGCCCTAACTTTTCTGGAATCTACTCTAACCATAAAATCAAAAAAATTGTTAAATGGTCTTTTGTCAATGATATCTTTGATAGCATCTTCACCAACAAACTTCAAAGCATCCAATCCAGTTAATAACTTATTATCTTTAAAGATAGTGTAACTTAATTGTGAAGTGTTAATATCTGGTGGAACAATCTTCACATGATGTTGTTTTAGTTCTTTTTTAATCTTCTCAATATTAGCTTTGGCATCAGGCGTATTAGATTTAACTTCTGCCATTAGATTTGCCATCAAAAACTCTACTGGATAGTGAGCCTTCAAATAAGCTGTTTTATAGCTGGTCATAGAATAAAGCACGCTATGTGACATATTAAATCCATAGCCTTGAAACTTATCTACAACTTCATCCCAAATCTTCTTAGCAATTTCTTCACTAATATCATTTTTTACTGTATCAGTAATAAATTCTGATCTCCACTGTTGAGCTTTTTTCGGGTTTTTACCCTTTTCCTTCGTTAATTTACGAAGGCGATCTGCTGAATGTAAACTCCAACCAGCAACGTCCTGCGCCAAATACATCAAAGATTCTTCATACAAACCGAATCCATAAGTATTATTGAAAGCTCTTCCCAAAGAGGGGTGTAATAATGCAAATGGCTTTCTACCATCTTTAGTGGCAATGAAATCACTACGCATGTCTCTTGCAGATGGTCTTGCCAAAGAGTTTACATAGCTAATATCATTAACAGACTTAGGCTTAATCTTACGACACAGATCAATAGTACCACCGCTAGTTCCTAGCTGGAATACACAGAATGTGTCTCCATGAGAAATCAAATCATAAGACGGTTGATCATATTCTTCATAATTCAAAGGCTCGGGAGGCATAGGTTTACCTGATTCCCTGATCAATTGTAAAGTTTGCCCAATGATATCTAGAGTTGATAACCCTAGAGTATCCATTTTGACCAAACCGTTTTCTTCCGCCTTATCCTTATCATACTCAATAGCTAAGGCACCATCTTTATCTTTTCTTAGTGGGACTAAACCAGTTAAAGGTCTAGCAGAAATGATAATACCACCTGCGTGGGTAGACCAGGCTCTATATTTTCCACAGATTTCCTTGTACTTAATGAATTCTGGATACTTTTTACAGTATTCAGTAAACAATGGTACTTTGTTCAAAGCATCATCAATAGAATGAATATCAGATGGCAAACAATCTGCCACATCATTACCAATTCTAATAGCCTCTTCACGTGAACCACCTAGTTCACATGATCTTGCAATATCTCTAACATAAACTTTAGGCGTAATGGTGTTCACGTTAGATACGTGAGCCACATTATCTTCGCCGTACTTTTTCTTCAAGTAATCTTGTACTAATGCACGACCAGAAGGTGCAAAATCTGTATCAATATCAGGAAAACTTGACTTTTCTTTGTTGTGAAATCTAGCAAAAATCAAATTATACTTAATTGGGTCTGCCTGATGAATTCCCAACAAGAATGCAATTAAAGATCCTCCAACTGAACCACGACCTTCACCAACAGCTATACTGTGACGACGTGCCCAATCAATATAATCAGCTACAATCAACATGTAGCTAGAGAATCCATGATATTCCAATACGTCCAATTCTTCCGCAATACGCTTATTGTAAATATCGCGCTCTTCATCAGAAGTAATTTTTACTCTAGAATCAAACTTAAGCTCGCATCTATAGCGAAGAAACAATTTATCTTCTTCTAGTTTTTGAATTTCTTGTGGTTGTTTAGATGCCCAATCACGAAAAACTAAATAGTCTAATTCATCTTTAACAGGAAAGATTGGTAATTCTTTTCCAGAAGGATTAGAATACTTAGGATCTATCCAATTAGGAAACTCGCATAAAGAAGAAAAATATACACTATTGGCACAAACTTGCTCAGCAAACTCTTCGCCAAAGTTTCTAGAAAAGAAACTTTTTACTTCATCACCAGACTTAAGATAAAAGTCTGGTACATTGTATTTGAGTCTGAAATTAGAATATGCCGGTTGGTGTGAACCAATTGCCAAGAAAACATCATGAACATCATGATTTTCTTTTCTAAGATAATGTGCGTTACAAGCAGCAACAATACGAATGTTGTGCTTCTTTCCTAGTTCAATTAATCTGCGATTCAAAAATCTCTGATCAATTTTATCTGAATAGAAGTTTGAACCACGATCCATATTGTTAGGCAATATCTCAATTCCTAAGTTATCTCCAAAAATATCTTTTAACTTGAGAAGAGTTTTTTCCGCTTCATCGAATTTACCATTAGTCAATAGTTGACTAACTATACCATTTCCACATGCAGTTAAACAGATCAGTCCCTCAGAATAAGTTTCTAATAGCTTCCAGTCAACAACTGGATAAACTCTTTTACCTAAGAAGGCTCCTTGATCAAATCCTTTTTTATTAATGGTTAGCAAATTTTTATATCCGATTGCATTCTTCGCCAAAAGAATCACATGGCGGAACTTATCTTCAATGTTATCGGATGAATTTTGAAAATAACATTCACATCCCATGATTAACTTCACGCCCGTCTCTTTGGAAGCTTTTAGAGCATCCCAAGCAGAAGCGAGTGTACCATGATCTGTGATAGCAACGGCTGATTGTCCAAATTCTTTAGCTCTTAAGAAGAGCTCTTTAGGAGAAATTAGAGAATCTAGAATAGAAAAATACGTTTGATTATGTAACGATACAAAATCAGTCATGACTTATCCTTGTTAAAGGTATTATGACAATAATACACATCAGGCTTATGTGAAAGCACTATGCCCTAATAAGTAGAGCACGTGTGTTTGCCAGGGAATACTCACTGAAAAATAAAACTTACCCGCATAGTATAGATTTTAGACTTTTTTCGTCAATGTCTTCCCCATTTTCGAAAATATAGTCAATGTTCTTAAATTGCACTTTCCAAAATTCTTTATTTTCTGACTTTTTAGTTAAAATTTCTTTCAGATCTGAAAAGTAAAGTCTTTTTCTTTGAAAAAGAGCATGGGAAACTAGAACAACTGCTTCCCAATGTTGGCGAATCTCTTGATGAGTTTCTTTGATTAGCTTTTTTTTAAGATTATATCTTTTTCTGCCCGGCGCAGCTAATTGCTTAATCAACACCGCAGCAGCCATAGTATCACTTGATGATCCATTTTTCCAAAATCCGGGAAATTTATCGGATCCTGAAACATTTTTGAAATGATACTTTTCGGCAACCAAACCTGCGTAATTAACACAGATATCTGATTTTATCAGTACTTTTGATAACTCAGAATCTTCCATTTCCATAACTATTGGGTAATTAAAATGGGTAAAACCGCATATTCTTTTGGATTTCTTATCTTCAAGAATATGCACTATATTAACTTTCATATAGTGCAATAGCCCATAAATTGTATGACCAGCCTCATGATAGGCTGTAGAAATCAATTCATGTGTGTGAGTGACTTTCTTTCTAATATTTTCTATAGATCCTGAGTTATTAGCAGACATATTCACCCTATTGTTTGAAGTAGCACCTCAAGATCATTAAGTTTTTGGTCGCATTCAGCAGCCTTGCACTTTACTTGAAGCCTGTCCGATCCAATCGGACCCGTCACTATAAAGTCCGAATTATCGGCATATAGGATCCCTGCTTTAGTAAAATGACTATGCTCGTTGAATCCAGCCTTGACCAACCCTACCAAATGTTCTTTGGTTAGGGGTTGGTCAGTCTTAAAGATTATCGACGCTCTTCCACAACAAGATTGAATAGTAAACTTTTCAACTTTCATGGATTAATCTTTATTATTAAGATCAACGCCTTTTCCTTCCAATAAGAATAGGGCATATTTGATTTTTGCCATTTGAACTTTAGCGGCATCACGATAAGGAGCAGAGTGTTCTTTAACTAACTCTTTGGCGGCGTTCAATTTAACATCCGCTTCTTTCTCTTTATCTATTGTGTAGATATTACCTTCGCAGGTCACAATAATCTTCTTCAAATCCTCGGCACTGGATGCATCAGCAGAATCTTTGAACTCAGGGAGTTCTTTAATGACTTTAGCCCACTTTTCTGGAAAAGTAACCATCTCATTATCAGTAGTATCATCTTGTTTTTTAGCCATTTTTTCTTCCTTATTCAACAATGTTAGCTTTTTTGGCAATAAAATCTAGTGCGTATTCGTCTTTAATTCTAGAGAACAAAATCTGTAAATAACCAGTTCTGTTCATCTCTTTAATCGCATCATCTACCGATTCTTTTGTTTGAGTTTTTACTAAATTTTGCTTGATTATCTCAAACACTTCTTGATCCGTAATCTGTGCATCTGGTTCTGTTTCTCTTATTTTATCTAAAATAAGAGCTAGTTTTACATTTTTCTCAGCAATTTCAATGTATCTTTGCTTATCTACTTCTGCCATAGAATCCCAATCTGCCTTAGCATTATGTACCAAGTATTGAGCTTCTGATAAACTCAACCAATTTGGAACGGCAAAATTATTATCAGCCACTAAACGAGCAGAAATAGCCTCTATAATTTGCATTTTGAAATTATTTGCCATTCTGGTCATTGACATACCATTGACATGTTCTCTCAATTCTGCAAAATCTTTCTTACCCAACTTGTGAGCCAGAGTGTCATCCAGTGGGCATGGCTCTGTTTTCGAACCCATGTTCAAAGTAACTTTGAAATGAAGTGTCTTTCCAGCCAAAGAAGGTAAACCATGATCTGGTACTACTAGATCAAATTCTTTTGATTCTCCCAACGTCATGCCAAGTAAATTATCATCGAAATTCATTAATTGGCTACGACCAACAGTCAGCATTTCGCCTTCTGCGGAAAGATTGTTAATCTTTTCTCCATCAAGAGTTCCTTCATAATCTATGATTACGTTATCTCCGGTTTGAACTACATCTCCTTCGAGATAAGGAATAGCTTCTCCGAACTTAACTCTAAACTCTTGAAGTACTTTTTCAGCAAAATGAACTTCATTAGTATCTGCATGTGGCTTAGGAATATCTATTCCCAAATAAGGAGTTAATGTAAACTCTGGCTTTACATGAATCTCAAATTCACATGTGAATTTACCATCTACCATTAAAATAGATTTAAACAACGGTGCGCCATGTGGTCTTAGTTTCTTTTCGAAAATAGTATTGTGATAAGCATCTTCTGCTAAACCTCTTTTGAGAGACTCTTCTATTTGATTTCTATAATGCATCTTAATAGCATCTAAAGAGCCCTTACCTGGTCTAAACCCTGGCACTGGTGCTTTTTTAAAGAGCTGCAGAATTTGTCCGCGTTTGTCTAGAATTTCTCCAGCATCGGCAACATATTGCACGCTTAACTTGCAAGATTCCAATTCTTTAATTTCGATTTCCATATTTCCTCTTACCAGAACATTTTCAATTTAAGTATTCTTTCAAATTCTTCTTGAGAAGAGCATTCGATAAACTCACCATTAAAATACCAATGTTTTTTACCATCAGAATGCTCAATAGCCGGACCATCTAACCTATGTGGAATAACTATTTCTTCCTCTTTTGAATAGATTTTAACTTCTATTCCATTTATTTTTTTTTATATGAGAAAACATATTTATAGTTATCATCCATATGTCACTTCACCATAGATATTCTGACCATAAGACTTAGCTTTTCCTTCTGGACATAAATTCAGATAATCACAGAAACGACAGAGATTTGTTGGATTTGGCTCATATTCTTTTTCTGTCAGAATTTGATCTGCATACTTCAAATATGTGTCTTGAATTTTTATAATCTCTGGAACAGTAAATTCAGTAGTAATATACTCAAAATCATGTCTAAGCAAAATGTAAGATGCCCTAACTTTCTCAATTGAAGGATCTTCCGAAATTATAACGTAAGCATATGTTAATAATTGGAAAAAGTCGTCCTTTAGGTATTTTTTATTTTTGACCGTCTTGTAGTCGCAAACATGTACTACACCATCGTCATCGATCTGGATTCTGTCAATCATCCCATTTAAAATAATTTTGCCGCCCACCAAAAATTCGAAATTCTTTTCGCACGCAATTACGTTGGCGGACAAATTGTTTTTTTTATCTGTGGTGACAATCTTAAGATATTGATCAATAATCTTCCAGCAATCTTTCTTCATCTCAGGAGTCATAGCTGACTTGTATTCTACTAAAGCATCCTTAAACGCTTTAGACATAACCGCACTATAGGCTTCCTGAGAGCCATTGAGATAAGCATTGTGAAAATCTTCTAATACTTTGTGACAAAACTTTCCAAAGGTATGAAATTCCCAATCTTTTCTCGGTAATTTCTCAATATAAGCATACTTAAACTTAGCCTTGCAATCCAAAAACGTTTTTGTCTTGGACACAGACAATCTTAATTCATTTGACATATTTTATGCATCTTTCAAATAATGTGTGAATACCTATATCATCACAAAAATACTAATAATTTACTAAATTTGATTAAAAATTTGTCGATATAAACTTTGGTAAAATCTAAATCTATCGGTGTGGTTATGTAATAATCAGGATTATACTCTTTGTAACAAGCCCACATCTCTTTATTTGCAAAAGAAGGTATCCAACCATAACCATTAAGATTGTAATTCAATACCACATCATAATTCCAATTACTATGATGTTTTTTTATATACGTTGTATCGCTTATTTTTACCCAATCATAAAAGTTAAATTTCATCACCAAAACGCTTTCAATTTATTACATCTTGTTTTCAACTCAAAATACTCTTGATCATTTTTACAATTACTAAGATAAATACAGCAAGCGCTTCTACATACCCTATCAGTTAAATATCTCTTGATCAAAGGATCTTCATTATGTAGTAAAACTCTATGATACGTATAAAAATATACATTCGTGGGTGGACAAAACCACCCAACTGTGTCCTGAGTAATATCATCTATACTTACCACATATGCTTTGTTTTCAAATGTGTGATCAATGATTGCGTCAATTAACTTTCTTGCATCATTGAAGTAAATCTTTTCCATTAAAACAATACTCTGCGTGTGAAGGGTAGCCATTCGAACGTGAATTTGTTTCCTTTACCGCCGCCGGCGGTGGCAATATTAGAAAGATTGCCATTGAAAGTTCCAGTAGGCTGATAAGGTGCTTTAGAAATAATCCATCTGTTAGTCCAAGTATCCAAATAGTAATAAGTAATGGTGTTATCACGAGGATTGTAATGTGATCTTAAAAAGGATCCACTAACTGGCGGGGCGTCTAAACCACTAGTATAAAAAGCATTTCCATCACGAGCTCGTTCAGGATTTTCTAATGTAAAGAATTGTCTGTTTATTTGTATTGGTCCATTAGGATCTTCTTTAGAAAAATCTTGAAAGATTACAAAAGCTCTTGGATCAAATAGATTAGTAAACTGTGCACTCTCTTCCGGGGCAGGAGGCTGGTTTTCGATCTTTACTTGGGCAGGTAAATTGCCAACAATGGATTCTCCAATTGCATTTCTAGTCGTATAAACAATATCGTAATTTTCTGATGTGTATGGTTTATTAGTGAATGCATTGGGATAACCATCTGCATCAAAACCCGTTGATTGTGTTGGTAACGCAGGGTCATTAACATTTGTGCCAGCATCACCAGGATTCAAAAAATTACCTATAGGTTGTGCTGGAGGCGTACCAAAAGGATACAAACCAGGAATGTTAGAGCCTGCCGGGGCGTCTGTCGCCGAATGCGCTAATCTAGTGTTACCCAATATGTTAGTGGTATATTCATCAATAATGACAGGAGATGAATCTACTCCATTAGTAGCCATAATACTCAGAATTACAGACAACTGATTAATAGGTAATAACACTGGACCAGTATAAATGTTAGAAAACAAAGTTGGAGTACTGCCATCTAATGTATAAAAGATAGAAGAAGGAATATTAGAAGTAATAGTGACACTTTTAGGAATCCCAGCGATCACTTGTTCTATTGATTCGGTAATAGTTAAATTGATTACAGCCATATTAAACAACGTTCAAAAATCTTGGGTTTGGCTGGCTCATCTTCTTTTTCAACATAATTCTATACACCTTATGAGCCGCGCGACGAAAAGTTTTAGCGATTTCTAAATAAATCTCTTCGCCTTCTCTTCTATATAAAATTATGAGTTGATCGTAACAATCCAATAACTCTAAGTGAGGAGGCACACCTTTGTAGGTACCATTATTTATTGCTACCAGTTTATTAAGTGAGGCAATCAATATATTCTTATAAAACTTCTCTCGCCCGCTTGCCATGTATCTTGAAACAAATTCCTTCTTAAAAAGCTCCACATTCATGTATAGATGTGGAAATAATTAGTAATCACTTACAAGAAAGATTTTAGTTTTAATATCCTACGAAACTCATCAGCTGAATCAAATTTTACTGATTTTATTAAATCTGCTATTTTTTTTGTAGAATCTACAAATTTTAACAAAGTACTGTCATTTTTTATCACTAAATCAAATTCTTCATTTTTTATTTGGTCTTGTTGAGTTTCACTTACATGAGTCATAGAGGAGATATTATCTCGAACAATTCTAATTAGAATAAAATCTTTCTCTTTTAAATAGTTGAATTCATCAATAAATCTTAAATCAGAAGCAATAACTAATTGCTTGTTACTTTTTACTGCCTTTTGCAAGGATTTATCAAAACAATTGATCCATATCTTAGGATCATATTTTTTACTATTTTCTCCTATTTCTTGGAGTAATACTCTTATCGTTAATGGATTACCTTGATTATCTACTGCGCCAGGTATTACTTCATTTCTTTTATATGAGGGTCCAAAAAATTTCTGATGAGAAACATGAGGAAACATTTTTCTACCGATTTCTTTAATCGGATCAGCAAAGGCTATGATAGCAAGATCGTGATATACACTTATTTGTAATTTGTTAGATAACATTTGCCCAAATGTATCTTTACCAGAATTTGCTTTCCCAGAAATGGCGATTTTATACATTATTATTTCCCTGATTTTTTATAACTGTATTAACAATAGCACATGTTTCTTCTAATAAGAAGATTAAATACATAATTACCAACTATTAACTACTCTGGCTTTAGATACCATATTGGTATCTTGTTCAACTAAGATACCATTAGCGAATTTGTTCTTTAACCTATCATTATGTGTAATGACCAAAATTGTAAAATCTTTCTGGAAAAACTTTACAATATCAGCGAATGAATCCACGCTAGCTTTATCCAAAGACTGATCGATTTCATCCAACAACAACAATTTGATATTAGTTCCAAATATATCTTGTAGAAGATAATTCAGACCTATTTTGAGACTAAAAGTTACAGCCAATTTCATTGCACCAGAAAGTTGCTCATAATATCTTTCTTTACCATTAACATGGTAATGAATATCCAAAGTATCTGCCTCAGTACCATCACCTTTTGTTTTCTCAACAAAAAACGATAATTGTAATCCTGGTCTTAGTTTTGTCAATAAATCATTGGCTTTTAATTGCAAATCATCTAGTACATTTTGAATGATTAGATTTGGAATTCCTGTAGTAGAAAATGCTTGTATTACTTGTGGATATATAGCATGTTTCTTTTCTAAATCTTTCAATCTAACTTTCAAACTATCCATTCGTGCGATTTCTTTGTTTTTCCGCTCAATATTGTGCTTGAGCACCGCCTTCGACGACGCTAGATGCGCAATTTCTTTGTTTAGGGAAACAATTTCAGAATTTGTTGCAGCGATCTTAGACCTCTGGGTACCTATACATGCCTGAATCTCATTAGCTTCCGCTATAGAAGAGGAGGCAATCATTCCTTTGATGTCCTCTAACTCTTGCAATTTGTCATTTAAATCTTTTGAAAACTTATCACACAAACCAGAATAATCAGAATGAAGATTTTTCTTATCTTGTAATTCCTTATTCTTAAGGGTGATTTTATTGTTCAGCTCTTCTAGTTGTTGCTTAGAACGCGTCAAAGAATTCAACTTCAATTGGAAAACATTAATTTCGCTATTGATTATACCAATTTCTTTTTTTGCAGCAGCAATATTACCCTGACATTTTTCCATGTTCTTAGCAACTTGCTCCAAACACGCCTTTTTATGTTCCTGCGTCATTGGTTGACGACAATGTTTACAAGCACTTTCATCAGGAAAAGGAATTTTCAAATCTTCATATTCATTGATATTATTTTTAACAGAAACGTTTAGATATGCCAATTTTTGCTTGTGTTCACTAATTTGATCAGACAAAGAATTTATCTCAGAAAAATCAATTTCACTCAAGCTATTAGACAACTCTTTAGATTTCTTAACTTCTTCTATTAACTCTTTAGCTTGTTTAATAGTAACGTTCTTTTTGTTTTGATAATCTTTAACCGAAAGTTCTATTTTTGATTTCTCATTCAAAAGAGCTTTCTCTTTTTCAATCAAAGATGCTGATTTACCTTCTAAGTCTTTATGAGTTCTTAGTAGCTCATTCAACTCACCATTAAGTAAAATTAGATTTTCAGTGGGTAATTCTAATGATTTTTGCAAAACCTCTACCTTGGAATCTACCTCTAGTATTTGGTTTTGAACCTCTTGAATGTCATCTCCTGCGGATGTCAAAGAATCAATTAATATTTTGTGTTTGTCTATTTCTTTGATCAAAACAGTAGAACGATCTTTGGCGATTTTCTCTAGTTTTGAATAGATAATAAGATTCAGAGCATCTTTGAATAGAGCTTTTCTTTTTTCTGGAGTAGAAGTGGTCAAACCTGAAAAATCATTTTGTACAAAATGTACAATACTTCTAAAGGTTTTGAAGTTAATCTTAATCAACTTCTCCAATTCTTTTTCTGTATCTGCGGATCGACGACCAGAGATATCTTTCCAGAATTTATCATCTGATATGGGTTCATATTTAAGGGTATGATACACCTCCGTTTCAGACCCCATAACAGAATTTCTCTGTAAAAGAGTTAAATCGGTGCTTCCTTTTTTAGTTCTTTTACGAAAAATTCTGTATTCTTGATCACCAATTAGGAAATCGAAAGTAATCACACAGATATTTGTATCATCTCTAATGATTTTTTCTAGATTAACATCTGCTTGATTGAAAAGAACATATTCTATAGCCTTAAAAATAGATGATTTACCCACTCCATTGGAAAAGGAATCATTATTTTCCATCTTGCCCACAATTAAAGCAGATTGGAATTCCGAGAAATCCACAAAGCTTTTTTCATGACACATGAAGTTTTCAATGTATAATTTTGAAGGAATCATTCCTTAACCTCAGATTTGAATACTTGATAAATTTCCATTGCCAAATTAATAAACTCATCTTTTTGAGCTGGAGGAATATAGGTTTCCCCATATTTGTTAATAGCAACAGGTACGTCCATTTTAGTGTTCAGAGTATTAGAGGTATCCTTTTTTATTAGGATAACTTTTTTAGACTCTGAGATTCCAGAAATATTAAATGCACCCTGTGAAGTAAGATACTTTTCAATTTTCGATTTATCAACAGATTTGAGATCAGAAGATTCTAAAGCGATGTCTACCTTAACAATAGACTTTCCCCACTCTTCTTCTAAACTTTTAATTTGTGACAAAACATAAGCCGTCGTATCTTTCGTGTCTTTGGGTACAGAAATTGTTACTTTCTTCAAAGCACGTGTGGGCAAATATTGAATCGTAAATTCTTTATCAGAATCTACATCTAGCAAGATTATGTACTTTTTTTGATCGGTTTCTCCAAAATTGGAGATATCCATACTGCCAATATGAGCAACATGTGGATTGCTTTTATTCATGACTTGAGGTTTATGAACATGACCCATCCAAACATAATCATATCCTTGAAACATTTTCATTGGACAAAACAATTCATTAGCAATATCATCAATTTCATCCCCAACGGGTATGGAACCTTCTATTGCTAAATGTCCGACCAAAACTTTCTTATAAGTCTTGGGCATAGCTGCCTGTTCATAGATCAAACTATCTTGCAAAAGATCAAGCGCAGCCTGATTAGATGATGTCCCAAAAGATTTGCGATCTCTAAAAGGAACAAAAGTGAAAGCGGTTGTTCCAATAACAATAGTGTCTATGCTCTTATAAACGTGGATTCCATCCATTTCAGATTCGCTGATGATATCTAGCGGCGATGAATACACGAACCCGCTACGTAACATGTCATGATTACCTAAAATCAGATGGACATGTACGTCATGGGCTTGGCATCTTTTTAACCAAGAAATAAACATTGTAATCAATGAAGGATGTGGTCTTGGATCTTCAAAGATATCTCCAGTCACAATGATGTGTTCAGCGGATGATTCTACAGCTTGATCCAATGTCCAATCAAGAAGATTTAGTTGATCGGCAATGCGACTATTTAAGTTTGAACCAATACCAACTTTACCCTGTGACAAATTTTTACCAAGATGGACATCGCCTAGAATTATAACGTTGGACATGGTATGTAATTTTTTATTCTTTCTTTGAGCTGATTAACTACCGAACGTAAAGCCTCATTATTAAGATTGTGCTTTACATTTATAGTATCATAAACCATACAGATATGCTCAATAAATGTATAAGATTTTTCATCATTATTGAGGCGTCGAAAGTCTCGCACACTATTTGAAAAATTCAACATAATCTCTAATTTTTCAGAGAAATTATCTCTATCAATTATTATAGCGTCTTCATCAGCATCAGACTTGAAGAGATCTAATATTTTATAAGCTGCTTTTACTTTAGATGTTTTATCCATATGTGATACAAAATCACAACATCTTACACCTGTTTTGCAGCCAAAGCACCAAAAACTATTAGTTTGTGGGTAAAAATAAAAGGAGGGCGAATTTTCTCGTCCTCCTTTATGAGATGAAAGGGGACAAATTATCTTCCTATTCTGTTCATCAAGTCTTAAACCATACAACTTAAACAATCTTGTTAAAGGTACCGAATCAGCTTTTCTGATTAGGTCTTGATAAAACTTTTTTCCTGCAATAGCTTCTGAAGAATTTCCATAATACCGAGATGTTTCGCTATCGCTAACGGATCCTGGGCTATCTGATAATTTGTGCATAATTGTGAATATTTGCTAAAATTCTCTTTTTCCTCAGAAATTAAAAGCAATAGTAATTCCTTGGTGATCATAGTTTATTCACTGGGTTTTTCTTGTCAAGAGCCTGCGTAATTTTTGCAGAAACTAAAATATCCATTTTTTTCTCAAATTGAGATAACGTATATTCTAATTCATTGATTCTATCTCTTTGAGAAAAGCAAGTTCTAAGCAACAACGTTATCCAACTTAAAGAGCCCATATCGTTTTGCTCAGCTGGATCATCATTAATCTCAATTGCTAACTGAACCATTTTTGTTAAAAGTTCTTTCTCTAACTCAGAACTAAAAATAGTTTTGTTGATTTTAAGAGTTTTATCCATCATAGACTTATTGAATTGTAATGCTAATTCAGCAGCCTTAACTTTATGACTGGAAGCTCTTTCTTGTATAGTATTAACTTTTTTTTCTAATTCTTCCTGCGTCGGTTTTTTAGGTATGGACTCAAAAATAGATTTTTGAGTACTAACATTCTTTAAACCTATTTTTTTAGACTGTGCAGAAGGAATATCATCTTCTTCATCAAAAGGCATGATAACTCCTTACTTCTTAATTTTAGGTGGTGATAGCGTTATAGTAATGAACCTATCTACTTGCTCTGTTTGGTATTTAGGTGAAACTACTGCTTCTAAAGCGGGTAACGCAGATGTTGCTTTAGTTAAAGCTGTTAAATAAAGTTTTGACGGATCCAGCGGTACGGGCTTATAATACAAATGCACAAATTGATTGTCTAGCGCAAACATTTCTAGCTTAAGATTCTTGATTTCATCCCAAATTTTATCAGCATCCGATTTAACTGGAACAAGAACCGCAACGGGGTTTTCTACAACAGAGGGAACGACTTTTTTCTTAGATTTCTTATCCATTTATGTCTCCTATAGAATCACATATATCAGCAAACGCATTCCTCAATGCACTAGTTAAAACCAACCCATTAATTCGACGTAATTCTTTTCCATTATTTATTACAATAATTGTTGGAATAGATGTGACATCAAATCTTTTGCAAAAAACCTTAAAAAAATCCACATCAACGGCAAAAAACCCCATATCCTTGTACTTTTCCTCCATCTTGGAAAGCATGTTCATCATTTTCTTATGATGAGGCATCCAAGAAGAATAAAAATACAAAGACTGGAGTCCTGTAATTGTTATGTCTTTTTCTTGAGTTAAGAAAATCATTTCAAATCTTCTACAACTTTATTCAAATCACCCGACATATTTGCTTTTTGCAAAAGAGTCATCGATAGAATCTCGGTGATACTTCTAATTTCTGTTTGTAATTCAAGGTCTGTAAAAGCCCTTTTTGCAATCAATAGACTTTCTATAGCTTTTAGTCTTATCAAGACATCAGCCATTAATACGTCATTTGTTAATTGTTGAGCATCTTCTTTTTGCATAATTCCTCAATCAACATATAACTTATTTTCTCTTGTGACTGCACTTATCATAACAACATTTTTTATATTTCAATTTTGAACCACAAATACAAGGATCATTTGGTCCAACTTTCTTCTTGGAAGACGCCTGTATCACTTTAGGAACTAGATAATCAATAAACAATTTACTAGTAAAATGGTCTATTTCATGCTGACAAACTACGGCTATTAAACCTGTAGCCACAAAACTATGAGGATAAATCAAATTATTAACTATATGGACTTCTTGAAATCTAATAGTATCTTCTACTCGCCCAGGAAAAGATAAACAACCCTCCTGTCTAAAGACAGCAGGGTCATATCCTTGAGCAATTTGACAGTTAACTAAATTGAAATTGATATCTTTATTAACTCTGACTATAGCAATGTTTTTGGCGATACCAATTTGTGGAGCCGCCAAACCTATACCAGGAACGCCTAATTTGGCGGAATGTTCCAATTCTCTTTCTAGAGAGGCAACTAATTCTCCAACTTCATCTAGCGTTACATTGTCGCACTTTACTCGAAGTAAGTCTTCATTATTTTTTATGATCATTTAGCTTTCCAATTATTTACCCTTACATCCACATCCTCTAGGTTGGTTGGTTGATAGAATCATTTTCTTCAAACAAACAGCGCATTGTTTTTCTGTGGTAGAGCAAGAATCACATAATACTGATAGATTGTTTAATACAATACCTTGACACTTGATACAGTTTTTGGTTGTATGTAACATTAACAATTTTGAACAAGTAGGACACAACATAACTACTATTCTAGTATATTCACTGGAGATTTAATCTATGGAACTATTCTTCCCCTTTATTTACAATAATAAACAAAAAACAGAACAAATAGAACAAATATCCTTGTATATTGAAGAGTTCCCAATTATTGTAGAAAAAGAACCAGAAACCGAAGATGCTGAAAGAGTTGCTATCATAGAAATACTTTAATCATTTCTTCAATGATTTCAAAATTTCTCTAGCTTCTTCAAAATACTTCTTGGCTTCAGTAGTTTTTAGATATGAATCCACGATGCTACGAACCTCACGATAATCGTCAGTTGGATCAGATTTATCTAAACAGGCTTGGCAAATCTTAAACTTAGTGATATTGATACTTGACAAAGCTACAGAATGTAGTTGCTTGTTATCTTCATCAGCAAATTCTTCGGCACATACTATACAGTTATAACTTACCTGTTGGGTCATGATGCATCCTATATAGCCATTAAGGCTATATAGTATTCATAATTATTGAATGAAAAAAGCAACATAACCCGACATTGTCCTTTTTACATCAAAATCACTAAATTTTATACATTCCTCAAGAAATCGTCCCAATCCTGATGCCAATGTTCTTGTGGATCAGCTAAATAATGATTAGTTGAAAAGGAAGGATGAGTTGGTTTCTTTAACAAAAGCATCCCCGCTTGTTCAGGAGTTCTATCAGCTTTCCTATTATTACAAATCTGACAACACACTACACAATTTGTGAAAGAGGTTACACCTTTTTGAGCACGTGGCAAAACGTGATCAATAGTAATTTGAGAAGCTGTTAGCTTCTTATTACAATACTGGCAAGTGCTCCTATCTCTTTTTATTAAAGCTTTGCGGCTAAAATTAGAGTTAAAATAATTTCTTTTAACATGATTCTTTAATCTCAGGATAGAAGGATGCTTAATATGACTATTACCCCACACAATATCATCGTCCCAAGTAGAAATTACTTCTACTTTCTCTTTGATAAGATGTTTAATAACTTTTCGCTCAGGTATGAAGCTCAGGACCTCATAACTTGCATTCAATAGTAGCGTTTTCTTCGACATAATTACGACATTAGCCTCCGATAATGCGGTTGTTACAGTTTGGCGAGTGACACCGCAATATCTTCGCCATTACAAACTTCGTTACCTAAACAAGTCCAGTTAGGACGAATTCTTCTAGCAAACAATTCTAGCTTTTCTGTACTTGGAAACATAGTTTCTAACGAATCCTGTAGGTGTTCCGGCTTTGCAGAATGTTTTAAGTTTTCATCAAAAGAAACAGAACGTTGAGACTTATTTGCTAACTTCTTGTAAATTCCGGTATTATTAATACCAATCAAACAAATCTCATGCGTTTGCCTAAATAAACGACCCATACCAAAACTTAACAGATCATTGAGAGGAATTAACTTAGATGTATCACGACACAATTTTGTAATATGAGTCCAATTTGGTCTAGCACCATCTTTGAACGAAGTTCTCAGAGTTTTTACTAAATTAGTTACGACGGGTTTGAATAGATTTTTCTTATTTTTTACCCATATGTATGTCTGCTTGTGCTTAAAACCCCAGGCAGACATAGTGTGCAGACCCTCTTGCAACAAAGATGATGGGACCCACAACGCTAATAGTGTTCCAGTAGGATCCGAATAACTTTCAATTGGCAATTCTTTAATAGCCTGTAAAGACATTGTACTATAATTTGAATTTGCCCCACGTGCTACATCAGACATAGAAAGAGAATCGGAAAAATTCCACGGAGGATCTGCCACAATAATTTGAAATTTACTAGTCATTTTTATTCCTGTTTTTTAACAAAGCTTCAGCCAACATGAACATCTGCTCATCACTATAACTTTGCCTAAAAACATTAATTTGATTCAAAACAAATCTTATATTGTCCTTGGTATACCCGCCCTTATGGTTCAATCTATCTACCGATATTGAATTCCATTGAAATCCTCTTTTACCTTCAAGACCTTTTGGATTCATCGGTATATTAGTTAATTCGCATCTCCATTCAATACTATTTAACTTATTTAGAATCCATTCCTTATCAAGATCATAAGGTAAATTCAAAGACTTACATTTAGATTTTGTTCTTCTAGCAATCTCTGCTGCAATACCGTAATCCGTTTTGCGGTATTCTTCGACCATTTTCTGTTCGCAAACTCTACATATATTGTTTATGTATTTACCTTTGCCGCGACCATGTTTCTTTTCCTTGATCCTAAATGAGGAAACATGAATCATGTTTTTACATTTGAAACAGATCTTATCTTGTTTATCTTCTGAATAAGAACTATAATTTACCATACCCTCCATGGTAAATTATGCCATGGAGGTACAATTTTTACTTATTCAAATTGAATCTTTTATTCATTTCTTCATTCAACATTAATCTGATCTTCTTTCAACTCAATTTCTTCAATTTGAGAGCGAATTCTTAATAAAGATTCCAAAGTGCCAACTAATTTCAATACATGATCTGAATTATTTGATTCTAGCCAATGATCTAATTTTGAAAACGTTTTCAAAATAATTTTATCACAAATTTCTTTCATATTTTCCTTTAAGCTTTGATAATCATTGTTTGAAGCTCAAATGGAGACTTGGATCCGTCCACTTGAATATCTTGAACAATTTCCAACTTCTCTTTATTCAAAGACTCTCTCTTGCGCACAAAAACTCTGTATTGACCAATTGGTAAAGATGCCATCCACTTACCAGCGCCATTTGTTCTAGTTTTAGTTACTGTTTGCATATTTTCTGTTTGAATTATCTCAACGTCAGCCAAAAATACTGACTTGCCGTTCTTATCAACAATTCTTTGCATAACAGGAATAGTGTTGCCCGACGGAGCGGGAACATTCGCTTTAGTTCTTCCCGGCGGAGGTATCTCCGTAAGCTTAGTAGCCTGATTTGGCACTACTACTTCCGGCTCCATCAATTTAGGAATTTGTGTTGGAAATTTGGGAGCGACTACAGCAGTACTAGCGGGCTTCTTCAAATAAATATCATCTCCCGAATATGTTTCGGGTCTGGAAGTTCTTCTGAATCCTTGAGGCTCTCTTTCCATTGGAAGAGCATTCTCCGGCGCAATAGGCACTTGCCTATTCTCATCCGAAAATGTTCTCGTATCAACTGCCTCAACCTTAATAGTAGGGGGCGAAATAATAGTTGGTTTGTCAGCTTTTTCCAAAAGAGAATTTACCTTGTTAGACAATATTTTGATGTTTAAATCTTGTGTTCTAACAATACTCATTAATACATCAATTTTTGCCTCAAGTTCTAACAACACTTCAGAAGCTTTTCTAGGTTCTTTTTCCAAAGTAACTCCTCAATCCAAAAATACACCAATCTTGATCTTAACCTTTTTCAAGACTAAAAGATCTTCGACAGGCACTGGATTACCATCACATACTTCATGTTCTCCAAAAATCAAAGCTTTTGTTTCTTTTTGAATTACACTTAATGTTCCAACTGCAAATACTACACTATTAACCAATAGTACATATTCATCATCTTCTATATTATCATGAGATAGTGAAGATAAATCAGTATCTTTTATAACTTCCTGCAAATCTTTTTCAGTCATAAAAGGTTTAGATAATTGCGCAGTAACGGTTTCAGTCTGATTGTGTGAAAGACCTAATGCTTGATCTGTAACAAATTCATTGTTATCAATCATTTCATGTTGAAATACGGAATCACCGGATAGATCATCTATTAATGATCCATCAACTGATGACCAAGTATGTTCCATATTATTACCAACATTAGGAACAGGACCCCTTCCCCTACCGACTGGGGAAGGAATGACCTTAGCATATGATTGTCTAATAGGAATGCGTGGTGCTCTAGGATTCGTCGGCGGAAGCTTAGTAACAGACTGCTTAATCAAAACGTGATCTGGCACTACAGCACTTTCAAATTCTTCTGGCTCGATACCTCTTAATTGATATTGTGGAACATACTTTTTAGCAATATCAGGGGTCTCTCTGTCGGAATTTTTATACACTTTTACATTTCTATTAGACATGTGATCCTTATTCTGTTTGAGAATCTTTTCTAGAGAAAGATTTCTGCTTATCAGAATTTAATTCCATCATCTTCCTCTTTGCCTCATTGCGTTTTCTTCTCTTCTTTTGAGAAGGTTTTTCATACGTCTGCTTATCTTTATAAACAGACAATATTCTTTCTTTTTGAACCAAAGCCCTAAAAGCACGGAGAGCTTTATCAAAATTATTATTGTACACTCGAACTTCTAATGGCTGAGCGAGAACTGCCTCGTTCTCTTTTGAATCATGGCTAACGAATTCACCTCCTTTTTGAGCCTTTTTGGAGGTTTTTCTGCTTTTCTTAGATCCATTATTTTTTGACATAACTATCAACTAACCTATCTTTACCTTCACTTAAAATACTTATCTGTGTCAACTGTCTTACTTACGTTAAGAATATTTTTATCCTTAACTAAACAACTCAAAGCATTCTCTATATCTTTTTCTGTTGGAGATTTTCGGTTATGAGCCAGCGCCTCAAACATTGCTGAAATATAAAGTTCCTTCAAGTAAGCATAAGAAAATCCCGACTTCTCTGCATACTTAGATAATTCTCGACACTTTTTAACAGTCAAAAGTGTACCAAACCATCTCTTAAGATATATATAAGCCATTTCTTGGTTTGGAAGAGGAATTTCGAATTTTCTATCGAATCTGGACGGTCTATCAGTAATATTAGATTTTAATCTCTTAACATCATTAGCGGTAGCAATAACTAATAAGCCATTTTTAGCAGAAATGCCGTCCATCAAATTCAAGAATGAGGAAATATCAACATTTTTCTCTAACATAGAATCCAAATCTTCAAAATACAATAATGAAGGACTTTGCTCTTCTGCGTAAGAGAAGGCTTCTCTTACTGCCTCATCATTTGCTCCAGGAACAATGGTAACTGGTTTAAAATTGTACAAAGACATAACAGTCTTTATAATAGACGTTTTTCCATTTCCAGGCTTACCATATAACAAAATGCCACGCTTCCATGGGATCTTGTTATCTATGTAAAACTGTTTAGAAGCCAAGAAATTCTCTACCAAATTCTTTAATTCATTTTTGATGTTATCCGGTAAAAATAATCCATCCCAAGTATGATCCTTGGTATAAGGCATATCTTCACCATCAACAACTCTAATGTGAAGATTACTTCTGTCTCGATTTTGTACCCATTTATCAAACATATTTCTCAACGAAATATATTCTTCATAATTTTTATTCGAGCATACAACAAAAAAGCTCACCTCATCTTCTTGCTGATTTCCCTTATGAAAAAGGGCGGCATGAATAAATTCTAAATTCTTATGTTTGATCAAGAACACACCTTGAACAAAGAATTTTTCAAAATCATGCTCTGTTTGCCACGAAATAATGGAGTCTTTATACAAACACTCCACCTTAACACCCTTTTCTTCACAAAATTTCATGAATTGACCATCAATAATAATTCTATTATGGATGTATCTATTCAACCCATTAATATCTTTAAGAGCTGATTTAAAATTCTCTTCTACCCACTTCATCAAATCAATGAAATTAGCAGTAGGTCTAGTATCCTCCAACTTATTGAATGAGCCACTATCCATTAGAGTCAGCAACTTCTCTTTAGATAGATGTTCTTGGCTTTCCAAATCAGAAGGGGTTAAGTAGTCTTTATTTTCTTTGACGCTCATGTATGTTTTGATTAACCCGGTCTTTCATTTACAAAGATTTTGTATTTCTGCATTTAGGGAACGCAGAACATGCTAAAAATTTCTCATTTGTTGATTTTGACACACGAGTGCTCATCGGAGCTTTGCACTTGTCACAAAGCGTGCCACCATGTTCTAGATATGCCTTATCCAACTCCGACTTGAATTCTGGATAAAACTTTTTCAGCATGTCGATATGATTTACTTTTCCACACTCAATTTCATCCAAAGATTTTTCCATATTAGCAGTGTAATTGTAATCCATGAATGTAAAATAATTTGACAAAACACTTGTTATTTTTTTGCCTAGATCTGTAGCGTGGAAAACATTTCCTTTCTTTTCCACATAATTTCTTGCACAGATTTTACTTAATAGATCGGCATAAGTAGCTGGTCTACCAATACCTCTTCTTTTAAGCTCACTCATTACCTTATTAATTGAATAACGTGGCGGCGGCTGAGTTTGCTTTTTCTCCATGCGAACTGGAATCTTTCCAGACAAAGATACTATGTCTCCAACTTGCAAATTAGGAATATCGATTTTGTTTTTATCTTCAATTCCCAAAATTTCAAGATATCCTTTAGACTTCAAAGCTTTTCCAGAAGCCTTGACTTCTGCTAATTTATCCCCTGACACATGGGCAGTTACTCTCAATGTGTTGTATACGGCAGGTGACATTTGACTGGCTACGAAGTACTTCCATATTGTTTGGTAAACCAATTTTTCATTCTTGTCTACAATTTCATAATTATTCGCATCTATTACAAAATTGACATCACAAGGATGAATACATTCATGCGCGTCTTGCGTTTCGTCTTCATTCTTGAAAACGTTAGGTTTTTTAGGTCTATCAAAACTGTTTTGATCTAACCAATCATGAGCCATTTTCATAGTCTCATTTTCAATTCTTACTGAATCTGTTCTGTGATAAGAAATATACTTATTCTCAAACAAAGATTGGGCGGCTTTCATCGTCTCTTCTGGATCAAGATTATGAATAGAACTCATAGCCTGTAATAAAGTTGCTGTGATTAATGGTGCGGGTGCAGGTTTTTTCTCTTCCTCAGCCCTTACTTCTATCACTATATATTCTTTCTTGGCAGAAAGTCTATCATGCATTACTTTAGCGGCTTTAGCATCAGTTAATCTTCCAGAATACTTGGTAACAAATGGAGCTTCACCACTCTTATTAAGATTAACTTGAATGGTATAGAACTCTTCTGGCACAAAAGCTTCTATCTCTAATTCTCGATCGATAATCATTCTGGTTACTACCGATTGAACTCGACCTGCCGACAATTTAGGTCCAAAAAAATTCATTAAAAATGGCGATGCACTAAACCCAACTAAACGATCTAATATACGACGCGCTTCTTGGGCATGGAAAATATTCAAATCAACATCTCTAAGTTCATTTAGAGATTTCATTAAAGCAGGTTTAGTGATTTTACTATAGGTCATCCTCTTAATTGGCTTACCCATATCTTCTAGTCTCTTAGAAAGATGCCATGCAATTGCCTCCCCTTCGCGATCGGGATCGCTTGCAATGATAATTCTATCGCACTTTTTAGAGGCATTCATAAGATTTTTTAGTACAGCAACTTTATCATCTGATAAAATATAATGTGGCTTGAAACCATTTTCAATATCTACGCCAATACCATGTTTACCGCCACTAGCTAGTTCAGTTATATGACCTACACTAGCTTCTACAAGAAATTCTTTTCCAAGAATATCCTGGATACTTTTTGCTTTCGTTCCTGATTCAACTATTATAAGGGTTTTTGGGTTATTCATTTATTAACGTCTTTCAATATTTTCGTATATAAAAATGGATATGCACAAAAATATCACTACTTTTTTCGATGAAATACTGCAAGATATTAGGTGCCGGCAAGATACTCGCGCCTATATCGTCAGTATTTATGGAAAATACAAAAAATCCGATTGTGACCTGTCCAAAGATAGTATCACTTTGCTCTTTGCGCAAGCCCGTCTAAAACAAAATTTTTCTGCTTACCAGAATTTAGGGGATTGGATATTCTTTGCAAATACCATAGCACCCAATCATCTTAGATTTTCAAGTAAAGAATATTATGATACTGTTGCCAGAATATCATACTATTCTTGTTACAAAATTATCAATAGACAATGGAAACTATTTGAAGAACTTTCAGATAATTTCATTGAATTAGAATCTCAAGTTAAAAACAAACTAAAAATTATTCACTTTTAGAAGGTAAACTTGTTTTTGTGTTTATATCTTGATTTCCTCTGAAAAATTTCTGGTTTATTTGAAATAGATTTTTCAGCAAAAGACCAAACAGAAGCGCCACATTCACAAGTTAAATGTTCTACTAAATCAAAGACTGGATTAGTGCCCCTTGTTCTATGTAATTTGGGCTTATATCCTTTATAGGGAACAGGATGATTATAATAACCAATTTTATTGGCTGACACAAAATCGTTCAAAACATAATCTTCTGGCGACATTCTATTCATATACTTTTTCACAAAATCAAACAATTCTCTATTCTTATAAGGATCATACCACATAATGGGATTTCTAGAATAGAAATAATATTTTGGTCGACTACCACATTTAATACAGCAAGCGCGACTTAGAAAAGAACTAGAAAGATTTACTTTAACAGCCTTTGATTTTTTCATATATTATCTATCATAGCAGTAGCACGATCGACAATTTTTTTACGAAGTCTATTTACATAAACCATTCCCCCCATTTGATAATGGGGAGGAATTCTTAAATGTGTTACTACTATCTCCTTACCTGGTACTATATCCTTCATCTTAAGTTTAGAGAATCCATACTCTTCAACATTATTTATAAGTGATTCTTTGGTATTTTTATCGTATACCGACAAAAGTTTTCCAATATAATACGGCTTAGTATAGGATGCCTTACGACCACCAATGTAGAATTCTTTAGTGTTGTTTTTAACTTCCAATTTATCAGAAACGACCCCTTCAAATTCACTAATGCCGTCAAATAAAGATAATTCTTCATCCAGCAAAGATTCTATTTTGTAAATCTTGCCATTCTTCTTAAATGAATATGGCAGTGATCTCTCTAATATCTCAATGTATTCTTGAAATATCTTTTGCTGAAATCCGCCACTTCTACTGGCATGCAACAAATAGTCTACCATTTCTACAGGATATCTATCCAATAATTCTAGAAATGCTTGATAACAACACAGCTTATTGTGAACAGTAAATTCAGAACTAGAATATGCAACGCTGCTCATTTGAGAGTTAATAACTTCTTTCAAAAGAGTAACCTTGTTATTTAGTTCTTCAATAACTTCAATTTTACTTAAAGAATCAATATCCTCATCAGCAATATTATCCTTCATGGAATAAGAGTTGCCATCAATAGTGGCATCCAAAATCAATTTTTCAGGATTCGACTGTATAGTCGGATGATTCATCCTTTTCAAGGATGACCAATTGCCAACAAAACAACAATCCAAATAAGGGCATGTCACTCTCATGGAGTTATCTATTGGGTGAGGAATGAATCTTTCACAGTCACTGCAACGATATCCGTGTTTGTTATGGCTAGCAAATGTCTTAAAAAGAAGAATACTCTTTGGGTCTGTTGTCTGTTCAGACTTACTCTCACAATCTTTACAATTGAATAGAGCGCCAATCTCAACTGTGTTCTTATTCTTGAAGAAGAGACAGCCGGGACATAAATATTCTGTTTTCTTCTTGAAAGAAACAGAGGTAAATGCTTTCTTTTGACAAAATGCATTGACAATATAAAACAAATATGATCCCAAATCTTGTTGTGGATCTTCTTTATTCAGAAAAGTAACACATCCGGTTCTCAATTCATCCATAACCTCGGCGATTATGGCTTGGATTGAGACCGGATTTTCATTATGAAAATGGGTTCGATGAACAGTAATAATGCCTTGCTTATGTTCATCCAAAAATTGATTAACTAATGTATCAACGTCTAATAAATTATTAATTTCCATTATAGATCACCAAAATACTTACATACTTCAGTTGCATCTGTATATGCAATTTGAAATCTTTCAAGGGATCGAAAATTATCTCTGAGAAGCGCATCGCCCTTTCCCATAAGGTTTTCAGCCCCAACAGCATCTAATACAACTTTACTATCTATGTGACTAGCTACCCTACAAGCAATACGTGCTGGAAAATTAGCTTTAATAGTGCCATTGATAATGTTAACTGAAGGTCTTTGAGTAGCAAGTACAATGTGTATCTTAGCTGCTCGACATTTTTGAGCTAACTTGCAAAGCTTGTCATAAAACTCATTATTTGAATCTTGCATAATCAAATCAGCGAACTCATCCACAATCAATACAATTGGTGGAAATGACTGTTTGATATTATCATGCATCATAGAATATCTAAATTCCATAGTTTCAATTAACATATCAAGTACATCTAAAGCTTCATGATATGAATACGAAACGTTAATGTCATTACTTATTTTCTTATCATACTCAATAAACTCTACACTTTTAGGATCCACCAAAAATAGTTTTACTTTATTGTAATTGAAGAGATTTGCTATCAAATTATGAAGTAGGGTGCTCTTACCAGATCCCGTTGTACCAGAAACAATTAAATGAGGATTTTGAGCTAAATCCATCCACATTCTCTGACCATTTAAAGATTGACCTAATAAGCAAATTAAATCACCACTAGGAATATCTGTATTGGTAAAATAGTCAAACAGATTTAATACCTTAGTACGTGGGGCAGCAAACTCTAATCTTACAATACCTTCTTGATGAAGGATTCTCACATTAGGTTTACTAGGCGAACGCAAAGCTAAAGAAATCTCATCTACAAACTTGTTGATATCTTTAACTTTGGCTTGAGGCTTGAGTGTCAAATCATAAAAGAAATAATTATCTATAGATTGATAGTTGATACAACTAGCCTGAATATTGAAGTTACGCAGAATCTTATTAAAATCCTGCACATAGGTATAGCTCATTATCTCACCACGTCCCTTTTCTTGGATGGGTAGACCGCCGAATTTTGTTGAATTTAGAATTTATGTTGCGCGAGAATTGTACGTAATTCCACGGGAGTTGGAGAAATTATTCCAACTTTATTGCCGATCGTAATTCCGGAAGAATTTATAGTACCATGAGGAAATTCAATAACTAAATCACTAGTGTCATCAGGTCCAATAGTAGAAGTACTAAATGGCTCTCCTTTATGAATAGCAATAATCTTACCAGCCTTACAGAAAACAATATCTAGCGGGCTAGGAGTATTTTTCATCCAAAACTTATTGGATTGTGGCGAAGCGTAAACGAAAGACATTACTGGCGGTGGCCATTCTACATGCATCAGTCCCTGTTGCTGTTCTTGCTGAGATATAGCAAAATAAGTAGGAAAAATAATAGAGTCCACATAGATGTACCCCTCGCGCATTATCTTCTACCTTGGTAAAGATCAGCTAGTTCTCTGTAACGTCTTCTATCTATCAGTTGTTGCAAATGTTTGCGTTGATCACCACTTAGATTTGGACCGTAATTAGTTATCTTGCCAGAATCCAAAAGATCCATAAATGGCTGATCAAAACCCTTACCTCTCAAGGTGCTCTCTAAACCATTCATCAATTGTTCTATTCTTTTGAATTTAATATCTACATCTCCTGCCAATTTCATCAAATGATCAACGTTCATTTCCTTTTCCAAAGAATCCATCATAGAGTCTACGATTTTTCTAGCTTCATCAGCTGCATTATAGATATCTAGTCTATGAGCAGATGTTTTATCTAATGGGCTTATTTGGTGCTTCAATTTACTTAACCATCTTTG